GGCCGATTATGAGCTGAACTTCATGGTCAAGAGGTTTGGCAGCAATGCAACCGTCAAGCAGCTGCAGGGGTGCTGGGAAGGTAAGCAGGAGGTGTCCTACGCAATCATCCCCTTCCCCGGCCAGGAAAGAGTAGTTGGCGACATAGCCCGTGAGATCGCCGATGAGCATAAGCAGGATAGTATCCTGTGCCTCTCTCCGTCGAACCGTAATAACGGACATCGGGTTGCCTGGCTGTTCTGGATGAAACAGCGACGGAGCCAGGTTGTCGGAGTGTGGCAGGCTGTACCTGCAGCTGAAGCCGTCCAGGCCCAGGGATGGACCCGCGATGGCGGAACTTTCTATGTGGTGAAATAGCCACTTCAATAAAAAAGGGGTGTCAGTAATCTGGCACCCCTTCCATTCTCAACGTACCGATACCGGTATCGCCCCTATCTGTTTCCTGATCCTTCCCACAGGGCTGTCACACCAGGCATGACGACCACCCGGACATATTGACACCACTTTAGTTATTTCTGGTGACATCTGTTGTGCCCTCACCAATTTGAAATTCCTCCTGCGAGCATGGTAGCTGAACCACCGGTCCAGGCTCTTCTGATTTTTCGCTCGATTCTCGCGATATTCTCTCTTGTTCTTGCTCATACAAATCCCTCATTTTCTTATTCCAAGCCTTTTTGGCAAGGTCTGTTGTTTCTCCCGGAACCTCTGGTCGGTGATCGCACCATTGATCTGAACACACCACGACCACCTGGAGCGGATACTTTTCGTGAACGTAAAAGATATCGGGTTTATGATGACAATGGAAGCACGGCCTCAACCCACGCAGTTCGCTCATGTCAGTCACCGAAATCTAATGTTTGAACACCGCCTGCGTCGCCGAACTCGGCATGCGCTACCCACCCCTCAAGGCACAGTGCGCACTTCGCCCAGTAGGCCGCAACAATCCTGCTGCTTTGCCGCTGAGGCGGAGGTCCATATGTTTCTTCCCACCAGTCCTGAAATTCAGGAGTCAGAAGGTCGAAATGCTCTTTGGTAAATTTCCTGTTCGACGCCCAGTTCATATTCTCACCGCCACGGTTGTCTTCTCTTTATTAATGCCTCATGGTCCCAGGCAGCTTGTAGCCACCTGTCCAGGACAGTTTTAGGGATGATGGTCTTAGCGCGATGTTTGATCAGGCTCTCCGGGGTAGCCTTCCTGACCGTCACACCGAGCAGTCCATGCAATCGCTTCATCTCAGATCTCCCGGCAGCTGAGTCCTCAAAGACGGTTATAATACTGCCGTCGACCTCAACCTCATACCACTCTTTTTCACTAATGCTTTTGTGGTTCATCCTCTTCACCGGTCACGAAGCACGATATTCCACCGTCCACATCATTGCCGCCAGCACTTATGACAAACCTGATGGTCCGGATATTATCGATGCTTTTTTCGTAGTATGATTGACGCTCCTCGTTCCTGGCCGACGCAACCTGGATCGCCTGATAAAGCCCGAACGCCAGGTATGCGCCGATAACCACTGCAATTGAGGTTAGTAGCCTCGTCATGCATTACCGCCTTCAGGCAGGATGATATGGGTGTTACGCATCGGCTTCATGCCGTATTTATTACACAGCCACGCCTGCGCCATCGTCTCATAGATATCCTGCATGTTGATGGCACCGCTATCGACATCAGCCTGACTGATAGAAGCACCGATCCGCAACCCTTCGACAGACACCAGGATCATATCCTCGCCGTCGATCTCGACATGCTGTTCAATTATCTCAATCTTATCGACTTTCTCGCCAGATCCTTTGATAATCTCGGTCATTCCCCGTCCTCCAATACCAAAAAAGGTCCAGTAAGAATAGAGGACAGTTCGAACATTGCCTCTGCATCAGCCCTATCCCTGAGAACTTCATGGAGCATCCCCATACAATTGAAGATCTCGGCACAGAGCGATTCCTCGATGTCGCCTGGCTCGACGCCGCGATAAATCAACCAGGTCGTGAGGTGGTGACGGGCCTTTGACTTCATGTATTCCCGCTTATCAATACCCTTCTGCCAGTTGTCAGACTCCCTGACCTTACCTTCAGCCTGGAAGCGATGCTTGTGCATGTATTCACAGTATCGCTTGATCACCGCCGGAGACAAAAACCCTTCCGGATCGATCTTGTCGTGATCATCATCTCTGGTCGCCCCGCTCTTGAAAACCCTCATACGTCCTCCCGAATTAAGTTAAAGGTAAACTTCCATGATCTATATATAGCATATTTATAAATCTTTTGCAACTTTTTTATCGTTCAAAACATCGAGCCAGTCGTGGCCTGGCGTGTTTGGTATCATAACCAACACGTTCATCTTCCTGGGGCCGGTAACCATTTTGTGGGCAAGGGAGTATGCGGCTTTTTGCCCAGCGTAATTGGTGTCGTTGTCACCATAAACCACCAGCAGCTTGACCCATGGCGGAGGCTCGAACGCCGACAGTAGCGCTGAACTAACGGTGGACCATACAGGGTTCCCGTGGATTATGTGCGCAGCAATAGCCGTCTCTATTCCCTCGGCAACCCCAAGGATTTCACCTGACGGCTCGAATAAGCGTATCGCACCGCCTGCCATTTTCCCTAGTGTCGGCATGATCCTTTTGGGGTCGGGTATAGTAGACAACTTACTACCATGTTCATCGAGATATGTCCTATGGATGGTCTTAGCCACATTGTCCGCCCCGGTGAATATTCCGAGCATTGCGTTATGGTATTGCTTGTCCTCTGGTAAATAGCATTTGGTGGTTGAACGAAGCGATGGCGGGAACACCGTAATACCACGATTCTGCAGATACCAGCTCGCGATATCTCCGTGGTGCATCGGCTTTGAGTTGGTGAACATCAACCTCAGTGCCTGCGGAGAAACCACACTCTCCTGCGGTATCTTTTTCTCAACCGCACATATGCCTAATAGGTTCCTGACCTCGATAATCGCTTCCGGGAATGTCCAGTTGAACTTCATCATCAGGAGCCGCCAGCCATCGCCAGCGCCACAGTATGTGCAATACCACGTACCGTTACCATCTATGTTATCATACCTGAACGGCTTCTTCCTTCCCGGAGATCCACATATCGGGCAATCCTTATGACGACCATCGCCAACATCAACGCCGAGGAAATCAAAAATGGAATTCCACCTACCTTTGACCTCAGATTTAATATTGTCGTCCATACCTTGCAGCCCCCTTGGCCCTCTTTATATTCTGGTGTGTCATCCACCCCTTAAACGATTCGTCTGGCTCAATCGGAGAGACATCCTTCATCCCCCGTGGCCATACCTTGAATTTCTCCTGGTACTGATGCGCTGTCCACCCTTCGGCATATCCCTTCTTTATCCTAATCGACTCGCACATACCGTAAAAGATTCGCTTATCCACTTCAGTATACTTCTCTTTCTTACCAATTTCAACCAAATCCCCATCGACAGTCTTGACATCTTTCCCATACCTGACCATTGGAGATCCGCACACGGGGCACCTCTCCATACCGGTCATCACCGCCCCGCATGCCGAACAAATCACCATACGCTCTTCTTTTTCGCGGGGAATGACATCCCTCCACGCCTGCCTTTTGCCGTCGAGGCTCCACTCCCTATCGAGTTCAAGAAACCCATGTTCATTGATACACCCTGCGTGATCAAGAATAATACAATCGTGTTTATCTGGTGGGTTTGTACGAGATCCGCGACCGCCCATCTGAATAAACCTACCCAGACTTTTCGACGGCCTGGCAAGGACGATACAGGACGCCACCGGGAGGTCGGTTCCTTCGCAAAGTATACCATGGTTCACGAGAACCTGGAGGTCGCCGTACTGGTACGAGTGAAGGGCCGAATCACGTTCCTCCTTTGGAGTCTTATGGTCAAGATGCTTGACATTAACTCCGAAGCTGGCAAATTCATTTGCAATAGCGATACTATGCGCTATGTTGGTGGCGAAGATTATCGTTTTGCGATTAGGACATATTTCCGACCAGTTCTTATATATATTTCCCACTAGATGCCTTCTATTCATAACATCCCCAAGGAATCCAAGTTCATAGTCATGCCGCTTAGGGTCGATAGGGGCGTCGGTAAGGTCCGGTGTATATGGTGCGAAATACCTGAACGGTACGAGATATTTCTTCTCAATCAGGTCACCTATGCTGACCGTCTTGACAATCTCGTCGTAATACTCACCGAGGCCACGACCATCTGACCGACATGGAGTCGCGGTTAGGCCGATAGTGACGGCCTTGTCACCATAGGCATGCAGAATCTTCAGGTACGAAGGACTGATACTGGTATGACATTCGTCCACAAAGATCAGATCTGCGTCGTGCCACCATTGATTGAAACGTAGCTCATCGATATCCATCCTCCGGATATACGTTTGCATACTGGCAATCTGGATATCTGCGGCGAGGTCATTCGGTTCATCAGCCATGATAATACCGCACTGCAGACCGAAATCCTGCAGCGTGTCCCGGATCTGGAAGATCAACTCTCTGCGATGCGCAAGGTAAAGAACACGTTTCCCTTTACTGTTTGCAAGCTCTGTTATCATCGCCGCCATAACGGTCTTACCTGAGCCTGTTGGGGCCATTATTATGATGCGTTTTTTTCCAAGCCCAATATTATACCTTGCTTGGTTGATTGCGTCAAGTTGATATTGCCTTTCGTCGTATTTTTTTATCATATAGCGTTTCCTAACAATTTTTCTTCACTTCCTATGAGAATACAAATGGTTAGTTGAAATCTTCGTTTTTTTGATCAACGATATCAGATACGTACCAGTACGTACTAATGTTGCACGACTTGACAAAATCGTGTATTTTTACTGCCAGACCTTTAGCTCCTCTGCCAGGGCCAGACAAGCCGTGAGGCTTACCGATCAACAGCCTGTGCGGCAAGTGACAACGATGACATTGAGTCTGTCTAAACCGCCTCGGCCTCGGCCAGGAAGAATGTGTGATTGACCTCCATGAGCTGACCATTCGATTCACTCCTGGCCGACCTGGTAGGAACGATGATCAACAGATGAAGGATCGATTGATCGACCATCGCCAGACTGCAAGAACAATCGCTCTGCATCGCGCCTTGCCTTATGAGCATCCCTCTTCCGACCGAACGTACCGCAGTAGATAACCTTCTGCTGAACAGTGATCGAAGCCCGGTACTTCCCGGACGCCAGCTTGGCAACCCCCTTAATCCCTGACCGACTGTTCGAGAACAAGCCACGATTGAGAGAATTGTCGTGATGTGGGAGATCCCGGAGGTTCCGAAATGCATTGTTCCAGCGGACCCGGTCACGGTGATCCAACTCATAGGTAGGCCAGTTGCTGGTGACGTATAACCATGCGAGATTGTGCGCATAATACTGCTTGCCATTGATTCTGATCCGCACGTATCCCTCGCTGTTGCGATGACCGGCTATGTCGCCCTTCAGCAGGCCACCACGGGAAACCTTCCATGTGAAGACGCCGGTTGCTCGACTGTACTTGAGAATTTTCTTGAGATCTTTTTGAGTCATGGTCCACCTCCCTTTTCCTACATCATATCACGAAAAAAAAATGAGTCAACGTTTTTTTTGTTGACGATTGCCTCACGATCATGTATCTTGAAAATGAACCTACATTTTATGTCTTCAGCGGAGGGGTACATGTCGAAAAATAGCATACAGATCAGCGGTGGGGTGATGGACGGTAAGTTCCTTCCCCTCTCTACATATGACTGGAACACAGCGCTCAAGATCTATGAGGGCCAGGAAGTTACGGTAACCATTGGGGCACGCAAGAAGATCAGGAGTATCCCCCAGAATAGATACTTGTTCGGCGGACCATACAAGGTCATTGCCGAGGCTACCGGCCAGGACGTTGAGTCTATCCATGCATTCTTTAAGGATAAGTTCCTCAAGGAATATGACAAGGGGCCTATCCCGACAATTCTGTCTACATCAAAACTTGACACCAAGAAATTTATCTGGTATTATAGGCAAATAATCCAGTTCGCGGCAGAGTTTCTTGGGATCTTCATCGCCGAGCCGAACGAAAAGGAAATGTGGGGATCGCTGGTTGAACAAATTGAAAAGGAGAATCGTCGTGTTCGAACAACTAAGTAAAATAGGTATTTACAACTGGACTGACATTGCCCTGACCGTTGCTGTTTTCGTATCGGCAATGTTGATGGGTGCCCTGTCGGTGGTCCTGCGATGAGCGTCGTCAGAAACAGTGCCAGGGGTAAGCAGTGTGAGGTCAGGATTCCTGGGGTCTGCAGCTTCGACCCATCCACGGTTGTCCTGGCGCACATGAATGGTGGTGGTGTAGGGTATAAGGTCATTGATATCCACGGAGCATACTGCTGTGCAAAGTGACACGATATTATAGACCGTCGTGCCCCCGTGCCGGGGCCGTACACATACGATGAGGTTATCATTATGTTTTATGAGGCGATCTTTCGCACTCAGCTGATAATGATAAGAGAGCAATTGATAACTTATAAGGGGATTGATCATGGCAGACAAAAAAGAAAATGGTAAGTCGGTGCAGGAAATAATCTTGGAAGGCCTGGAAAAACTTAGAGCGCCGTTCTCCGAAGAATGTGTCAACCTGAAGCCTAAGCCGACAAAGGCCCAGAGGGATTGCCCGCCGAAGGACAAGGTGTTCTGTGACAAATGCAAGCAATATCACCACCCTGCTGTTATTCATCTCTCGTATGTCGGTCACGCAGCACTGACCCAGCGCCTGCTCGAAGTCGACCCGATGTGGGATTGGGAACCGTTCGCAATCGGGTCCAACGGCCTGCCGCAGTACGATGAAAATGGCGGTTTATGGATACGCCTGAAAGTCCTCGGCATGGAGCGGATTGGTTATGGAGCGCCTGATTTCAACGAGTATAAGGTCCAGCCGGATATGGTCAAGGAGTCGATTGGCGACGCCCTTCGTAATGCTGCTATGAGGTTCGGCGCTGCCCTGGAGTTGTGGCACAAGGGAGAACTCCCCAGCACCACGGTCGGATCTGGCCAGCCACCAGCCGAAGAGCAGGAGGCACCGGCAACCATCACCAAAAAACAGATGGCTGAGTTGACCAAGGAATTCGTGGCCCGTGGCGTAAATGTCACGAAGTTTCTCAAGCTTGTTAATATCGCAAGTATCGAGGCGATTCCCCAGGCTCAGTTCGAGAGTGTTATCGCGAAGGCCAGGACCAAGCCACTGCTGAAAGATCATAAGAAGCCAGAGGAAAAACCGGCTGAACCTGAGAAGCCACCGGCAACGATCAACTGCCCGCAGGCCCCTGGTCTTGTCCTGAGCGGTGCAATGTGCGCAGAGGCCCCATGCTCGGCAACCTGTGAAGAGTATAAGAAATTCAAAGAGGCGCAGGGAATATGATTATCCTTGAATGTGAACAGCGGACCCCTGAATGGTATGCGGCCAGGGTTGGAAAACCAACGGCCAGCGGTTTCTCGAAAATCGTCACATCAACCGGCGAGCGGAGTAAGTCGAGGGAAGGGTACTTATACGAACTCGCCGGTGAGCGGTTGAGCGGTGTCATGGTTGAGAGTTATGTGTCAAGCTGTATGAGCTGGGGTATCAGGACCGAGGATAAGGCCGCTGAGATGTTGGAGTTTATGGAGGATATTGAAACATCCAAGGTCGGTATGTGCCTTACTGACGATATGTCTGCAGGTTGCTCCCCGGATCGCCTGGTGGTCGGTGTTGAAAAGGGTGTCGAAATAAAGTGCCCGAAGCTGAAAACGCACCATGAATACCTGGCCCTCAACCGACTCCCCCCTGAGTACGTTCAGCAGGTGCAGGGGTCGATGTGGGTAACCGGTTACCGGCAATGGTATTTCGTCTCGTATTTTCCTGGAACAAAGCCGTTGATCCTCACCATAGATCGTGACGAGAATTTTATCTCGAAACTGCACCGTGAGATGCTTATATTCTGTAGTGACCTTGAGCGTTTAATAAGGGAACTATCAGAGTGAGGTAATAATATGAATAGAGCAACCTGGCAGTATGCTTTAGCCCTTGAGGGGGAATTTAAGCGGCGAGGAAAAGTTTTCTCCCGCAATATGATACAGGAATCAATGAAGTGCAGTGTTGCCCAGGCGAGACTTATTGACTGGGGTCTTAAGCACCGGGATATTATCAGGCTCAAAAAGGTTGACGACAACATTGAGGCTGGCAAGAAGGTGTTAATACTGAACGATATCCATATACCATTTCAGGACCAGATTGCGCTCGATGCAGCGCTACAGTTCGGTGACTCATACAGACCTGATGTGGTGATTATTCTTGGTGATGCCATGGACTTTTACCAATGCTCACGTTTCACCAGGAAGGTTGGTAAGCCCAACATAAAGGAGGAGCTTAGGCGCGGTCGGGCGTTCCTGAGCGATCTTCGCCAGAGGTTCCCCGATGCGAAGATCATCTACCTTGAGGGTAACCACGAGAGCCACCTTGAGCGGTATATCCTGGAGCATGCTGTCGAGATCGCCGACCTGGTTGACGACCTCCTGATTAACAAGCTTGGTTTACACGAGCTTAACATTGAATATCGGAAAAACTTCTTCCGTATCGGCAAGTTATGGTATCTCCATGGTCACGAGAAACCTGGCGGTGGAAACGCCGAGTACGTTACCAACGTTATGTTCAAATACACAATTGACCATACCATCTTCGGGCATCACCATCGCACCCAGGAAAAAATATTCAAGCGTGTTGACGAGTCAACTTTATGGGTCGGGGCAAACGGTTGTCTGTGCGGGAAGCTTGAGTATGCCCCGCTAAACAACTGGAATCATGGGTTTGCTACCATCGACTACGGTAATAACGGGACGTTCCGGGCACACCTCCATAAGATCCAGGACGGAACGATCTACTAATTTTCTTCATACACGATACATTTTTCTCTTGACCACAGATCTGTATCGTGTATGATGAAATTGTACCTGGTGTTCCACAGTGAATAGCAAATGAATAGAACGGAGGTGGATCATGACGCGACACGAATTCTTGGTAGAGAAAATCGAAGCAGTTTCCCACGCAAAAACCAACGGCCTCGCCCCTGTTGAGAAAACCTTCTCTCATAGGGGTATGTGCGCCACGTTCCGCTACAATCAGCTTGGCGCTCTGGATGTCGAGGTGTTTGTCGGTGAGTGCAGGCTTTTCCGCGCACCTGCCAACTTGGTCCTGACCGCTATGCAAAATGGTTACACAATCAAGGAGGGTTAAATGGCAAAGAAAAAAGCGAGTCCGGAGCAACCGGTTGAGCAAGCGGTTGAGGAGCGAGCGTTAATTCAGGCCGAAAGTATCAAGCCAGCTGTAATCTTTTCCGACAAGGGAGAGATGGATAAGCTTCTGCAGCTGATCAAAAAACAGGTGGACGGGTTTATCGCCGACACTAAAACTGCGGTTGGTCGCAAGAATATCGCATCAATCGCCTACAAGGTAGCTCAATCAAAGGTGGTGATCGATGCTAAGGGGAAGGATTTCGTGGCAGATCAGAAGAAAGCCCTTAAAGTGGTGGATGATCTTCGGAAACACGCAAGAGACTTCCTTGAAGATCTCCGCGAAGATGTCAGAAAACCTCTGTCGGATTACGAGGCGGCGATTGAGCGTGAAAAACTCGCCAAAGCAGCTGCTGAAAAGTACGTGGCCGACTGGGCGGAGGCGCTGTATGACAATGAAATCTACGACCGCGATGCGAAATTGCGTGCGGCTGAGATGAAACTGAAGGTTGCCGAAGAGGTGACCAAAACTATCGCTGCCTCCATACCGTCACTGGCCAATAGTATTGCCTCTGGCGGAGGACTTGGCACTACTGTCGAGAGAAAGAAAGAGGATGCGACCCAGGACCGCAAGAAGGAGGTCAATGTCGCCATCCGCGACTGGTTTGTTGGAAATGGTGTCGATATTGAGATTGCCAACAGGATGGTATTCGATATCGTTACCGGTAAGGTCAGATACCTGACCATTAATTATTGAGGTAAAACATGAATCAAGTAATTTTGCATGGTGCGTTAGGGAGAGATCCGGAGGTCAGGTATACACAGAGCGGTACTGCTGTGTGTAATATGTCCATGGCAACGTCCGAGAAATACAAGGACAAGAATGGGGAAATGCAGGACAACACCACCTGGCATAACCTGGTACTCTGGGGAGTATCCGCCGACAATGCGGGGAAGATCCTGGGAAAGGGTGACGAGGTTCTCGTTCACGGGAAGCTGCAGAACCGGAAGTGGAAGGATAAAGACGGAAACGACAGGACTTCCGTGGAGGTTGTTGTCGACTTCTGGAGAGTAACCAAATCGAAAGATCCCCAGCAGTCCCGTAACAACGGCGGAAGTAGGAACAACGGTGGTGAAAGGGGTGGTTATGCCGGTGATAATGGAACCGGTGAAGATGTTCCCTTTTAATAAAAACAAATAATTAGGAGCGTGAAAATGGGAATTAAAGACTTGGCCAAACGTCGTGCGGACTTATTTTATATCGACCCTATGATTATCGTCGAGGATGACGGCTGGAACGTGAGGGAGGACACCCCTGAGCTCCTGGCCCACATCCATGAACTTCGCGACAGCATCAAGGCGGTCGGCGTTAAGGACGCCCTGACTGTCTATATGCGCGGCGACACCCCGGTCCTTACCGATGGCCATTGCCGGTTGGCTGCGGTGAAACTTGCTATTGCCGATGGCGCTTTAATCCATGCTGTGCCGACGAGGGTTGAGGATAAGACGGCGAACGAGGCCGACCGGGTCGCCACTATGCTGGTGCGTCGAGCTGGAAAGCCATTGACCCCACAGGAGCAGTCTTCCGTGGTCAAGCGCCTCATGGCATATGGCTGGACGCAGAAAGAGATCGCGGAAAAAACGGGATATTCTCCGTCGAAGATCGCCGACCTCGTCGCCCTGAGCGGTGCAAGTATGGAGGTTGCTGGGTTGATCAAGGACGGTAAGGTGTCACCTACCACTGCAGCACGGACCATCCGGAAGCACGGCCAGGAGGAAGCCGAGAAGAAGCTGAAGGACGCTGTAGATGAGGCTGAGGAATCAGGAAAGGATAAGGTCACCCTCGCCGACATGGCAGGCAAGTCACACACCGCCCATCCGCCCGAGATCTGGAATGACGGATTTCACGCCGGGATGATTCATGCCCTTTCTCTCCTGGTCGACAACACCGGCAACATGAAGCTGATCAAGGAATACCGAAGCATGCTGTTCGCCGATGACAAGATCAGGTTGTCCGTCGCTACCCCGTCCGACCGGCAGATCCTCGAAAGCGTATTCCAGGATCTGTGATAAGACTCGCCGTAGATCCATCCTTGGAGCATACAGGGTTCGCCGTTGTCGATGACGGCGAACCTGGTGGGTCGGTTATATCGTGCGGTGTTATTGTCCCTGGGAAACATAAAGGTTTGATCACTATCGAGCGGGCGATGAGGTTGCATGAGATCGCCCTGAATCTCGATAATGTTCTGTATCACTTCTCTATCGAGGAGATCTTCGCGGAGGTTGCGGTCGGGGCAATTGACCAGGCCTCTGCCTTTTCACTGTTCAGTGTAGGTGGGATGCTGATAGGTCTGTCAACAGGCAGGGGAATACCGCTCACACTGATCACCCCCAGGGAGATTAAGACCAGGGTGTTCGGTAGAAGTGATGCCAAGAAGAAGGAGATTATGGCCTGGGCGCGTCGAACGTGGCCCAATGCACCCTTCCCTACACGTGTGGGTGATTTTGAGCATATAGCGGACGCTATGGCCATCTATGAGGCTGGTCTGAAAAAGGGTAACTCAAGGAGTGTTCAGTTATGAGATTTGAAACTATTTTTTATACATCTGCTGGGACACAGGTTGCTGGGAGGGAAAATTTGGTTAAACTGGAGAAGATACAGCGGATCAAGGCCGTCCTCGACAGTAAACTTAAAACCAGTAATTTGATATCAACTGACCATGCCGCCAGGCTTATTGTGCAGGATGCCGAAAGTGGCGGTGAGCAATTTCGGGATATTCAACTCACTATAGACCGAGAGTTTGCATACCTTGAAAGGTTTCTGGATGGCCGGGTGATGAGCGCTGACAGTTCCGGGATGGAGGGGAAATGAAAACGCTTGACCACCAAACGTGCTACGATATCGTCTCTAAAATTGCCGAAACTATCGGTGTCACCCTGCCGGGAATCGACCAGGAGGTTGATGAACACTTCGTCAGGTTTATTAAACACACGATATGCGGGAGCGTCGGGCGTGCTTTCCGTAACAGCAATGAGTATATACGGCTGGCGTCAATTATCAACGGGATGCCGAAGTCGTGACATGATATCCCGGTGATTATTCTCCACGATCTCTTTAAGGTGGTGAACATCTGACGCCAAATTTTCGAGTCTGAGCTTATCGCTCGTTCGCTCAGACTCGATAAATATTTCAAACTCTGCCTTTCTAATTGACGGATCGATCTTTTCTTTGCGCTCAATCTCGCCGACCTTGTACTCAAGCCTGGCAATCCACACCGATGCACCGAACAGGGCCATAAATATGGCTGCGAATATTCCGTACCACTCTTTGATAAGATCGAACATGGTAGAATCCTTATTTTTTGACAGCTCCGTTTTTCATTACAATCCACTTCGTGGCGAACCTGTAAAGCACGTATCCGCCCACGAAAAGCATTGTATTAGTATCGCCGGAAGTTTTGTCAATAGCCTCCACTGCCACCTCGGATTGACTGATAATTTGGCCGAGGTCGATGTTGAAATTTTTAGAAAGAATGTAGCTGAGAACTAGCCAGAATTCAGATGTTTTAAAACCCGGTCGCAACATGGTAATTCCTTTATTGAATTGTTAATGAACCAGCACCATCGGTCGATGCAGCACCTGTGCCGTCCAGCGAAACGCTTCTGTTTGACAGCGCTTGGTATAGCGCTCTTATCGTTGTCCAATTGCTTTCTACCTGAGATGACGTATACACAGCGCCTAGAGCTGTACCGTCAACCAAGAGAAATCTCCCCTGCTTGGTGTATGGTGATGTTGGTGTAGTTATGCAAGCTGAAGTTGTAACAGTTGGATTAACTGGCCCCCACGTAACACCATAGTAGGTACAGCCTGTATTTCTATAGGGATCACAAGTGGTAAAATTCTCTCGACTATCGGGAGTGACGCACGGATCTGGAGCAGCCAAAACGCCATGATCCTGCACCCTGAATACATATTCAAACAGCATCTCATAGTTAACTATTGCCCTAGTCTCTGGCATAAGTATCATAGTTGCCGCCATAGACCTTTGACCGCCAAGAGATGAACCTATATAAGACGTTCCTGGTTTATTTGGTGGTCCATCTATATAGCCATGTGGGTCATACATGTTTTTTGATCCTATTGATGGGGTGCAAGTGTCTGGATGCCCATCCCAACATCTAGATGCCATGAGATTTCCCCAGTAAGAGCCAAGGAAATTGACTCCACCTAATGCAGGAACGTCACCCCATACAGGACCATTAGATCCGTAATGCAACTGAGCTAGTTCCGAGGGGCCAGAGTATATATTGTCATGCACCGTAGCCGCAACCCCGGTGAGTTCCGTTGCGATGGTTGTGTCCGTCAGTAATGCTCCAAGTAGAACTGTTGGCATGAATCTTCCTGGATGTTGAGTGGCCCCAGTACCCCACTCCCTGACGTATCCCTCCGGTACTTCAAACATCGTTTTGTATAGGTCCAGGCCAAAAGATAGCATGGCCGCAAGAGCAGGTGTTTTCTCCGCTATAGTGTGGTCATCAGAGAACAATCTCATTAGGTCATTGTACCACGTAGCGGCCATTCCCGCCCCGTAGTCATCTATTATCGTGGCAGATCGATACGCCCTACCCCCTTCAGAGCAGTATCCAATTTCTGTTCCAACGTCATTATGGACAGCAAAAATCTCTATGCTGTGTGACCATCTTGTTCTAATAGCCTCAAGCCCCGCAGCATCTGTCCCTACCAAAAATGACTTCGAAGGCACTCTGGATAAAGTAAGGTCCGACAAGCTTATAAGGCTCTTTGTGGTGCCTGTTACATTCGGCCTCAATACTGTTGATCCGGCATTTTCGGGGACTGAAGAGAGAACAGTAACAACGTGGTAGGAATCTATACATTGCCCCTCTATGCCGCTTGTTCCGCATAAGTCCTCCACCGCTTCATTACGCTGTATTGCTGCAACAATAGAGTTAATGCCACTATATGACAGAGGAAGATTAGGTATTATATTTTCAGCCGCAACATAGTTGCCATAATTCAGTGGACCAGTAAGCAGCCCCATTGATTCGGTTGTTGGGTCGGCATCTGCTTTTATGAATGAAGCATGGCTACTACTCGTTATCGCTGTTATTGTTACGGTACTCTGTCCTGAAGCCGGTGCAACCCAATAATCACCATTAGCAAACTGACCACAACGAGCGTCCCCGCCACCAGAGTTGAACGCCCACGAATATACATTATCTATTGTTGGGGATACTGTAGCATCAACCGTTACTGAAATAGATTGACCAGTACAAGGACTCGCTGAATTTGTTGATCCACAATTACAAGCCGCATATGTCAATGACGGCAGGAGTATAAGAGTTAATAATATTCTACATATCATAAGTCTTCTCCGGTCCAGTTGTCCAGCTTTGGCTCTTGAGTGGATTTTCTTGCTATAATTCCAGGTTGACCCGTTGTTATGGGGGATGAAGAGTCATCATAGGTTTGCGCCGTTCCACCATTGACAGTTGCAGATAGAGTTGTTGTGCTGCTACCTGTAGCAGACAGACAAATAACATCATTTAGCACTGGCGTTTCTGTTAGTGTTAATAAGCTTGTGTCGGTGCCCGCAACCGTCTTTATTAGCGAGTATGTACCGTTTATCTGTAGCAATGTATAGTTCGTTTTGGTACTTGCTGCTGTACTGTGCCTTACTGTAACACCAGCGTAGCCGCTGGTAGTGCTTAATGTCCCGCGAATCTCCGCGCAAGATTTATGATTTGCGGTAAATGTATCAGCCGACCAGTATGCGTATCCTGTCCTATTGCTTGGAGTAGTAGCCTCATTGATCCATATAAGAAAATTACCCCAAAAACCGTCAGGCGCAGAGTTATGTGTCCAGTTCCCGGAAAGCGCAGCCCCATTCGCCCCGGTGAACGAGTCGGAAACATAGACCCCTGTTCCCTCTCCAAACCCAACTAGCACCGCCGAGTTCAACGGTGCTACCATAAACAGCAGTATCAATACCAGTAAAGATAGAATTTTCATCAATTCCTTGTCTCCCTGTAGTAGATAGAACCAGACAGAAAGTTCACTGTTCCGGTCGGCGCTCCAAGGACGACCATCACCCAGTCATCAACATCGATACTTGGGTTCGACAGCGTTCCGTCATCAGTAGCACCATCGGAGTCAGCGGTTATTGCAGCGTCGACAGTGGCACATGTCGTGCCGGTAGATGAGCATTCCTGGATGTCAACCGATATAGACGTTCCTCCTATGGTGATCACGTGGATATCGGTGATTGTCATGCCAACCTGAGCCTTGAATAAGAAAAAGTCGTCAGCATCGACAGGGGTTTTGACCACGAAGTCGATCTGTTTTAGCGGTGATATCGCATATTCAGCGCTGGTATAGAGTACGAGCTGACCACTGGATGTATCAACAGCAACCTCTCCAGCTGCGTTAACTGTCGGTGCAGTACCTTGAGGGAGTGCGAGTGACCCAGTGAACACCGGGTCGGCCAGTGGGGCCTTGAGGGCCAATTGGTCAAAAACCTTATCAGCTGACCAGATGTAGGTAGTATCGCCATTTCCCTTCGTGTCGTCAATGATACCTTCCAGGGTTGATGTCCAGGCGAATGTCCCGACGCCAGTCGCCTGCATGATTTGATTGTCTGCGGTGGGCAGAGCGACACTGGTATCCCAGGCACTGCCGGTTGAGATCGGTATACCAACACCAGGGTAGACCATACCGCCCGACCCTGCCTCGTCCCTTACCTCCTGAATCGCCAATTGCACATTGGTTGCGGCAATTGTTCCGTTCGGTGTAAAGGTAACGCCAGACGCAACCTGATCACCAGTGTTCGTCCCTGAGGTGTTTCCGATTACCGCTTTCTCGGCATCGGTCACATAGTTGTCGTCAGCGCCAAGCGCTGCGGCGAATGTTGCTGGATCAGTCCACCCCCCAGTTCCATCCGCATCGAAGTTAAATAAGTAATTGTTTCCCCCAGCAGGGGCGGGAGGGAACCTCAGCGATACTATTGCAGATGGGGTTGCAGCCGGTAACCATCCTGCTGTATAAATAGGATCAGTGTTCGTATAAAGCACCAAAGCGCCCTGGGTCGTGTTCGCCACACCGGCGGAAATGGTTCCACCAGATGCTGTCACGTTTCCAAAGGTCACATTATCAGTCGCTTCAAGATCGCCAATCCTTGACTTCTCGGCATCGGTCACATAGTTGTCGTCAGCACCAAGTACTGCGGCGAAGTACGTTTCGAGCCAGGTCTTAATAGTCGAAAGGGCGAGCCAGTTGTTCGCGGTGGCTGCTCCATTCTCGGTGTACAGGATCTCAGTGCCATCAATCGATGCGTCCTCCGTAACACCGGTCACCGGGTCTTTCCAGCCAGCGCCAAAAACAGGAGACGATAAATACAGGCACATAGCCATTATCAATAATATTTTTTTCATGTTGCAATTACCTCTATTGGATCACCGTTAACATCGAGAATATTATCCCCATCCAAGTCTGGCCAGTACTGAGGTTCTGGTGGGTCTGGAGGGGGTCCGCCAAGGCCGATGACTGACCTGGTGATAGACTTCGTAGATCTCAGCATATTATCTCACAAAGTGAAATGTTGCAGCACCGACCGCCTCAACCTCCCCGCCAGAGGGGATTGCATAGACTTCACCAGCTACCATCGTTATTGTTTCGATCACACCGTCAGGAAATGTAAGGGTGAAATCTCCGCCGACAGCACAGCAGAACATCGTGCAAAATTTAGCACCATCTGCAGCCGCTATATTCACCTGGCCGGAATGCAGGGGGAATGCCGGGAATAATTGACCATTTGGAAATAAAAATTTTGTACTCATTTAATTGCTCCTTGTGTGTATTACATAGAAAAGATACGTATTCCGGGCAGTGTAATCAATCCCGACCTGTAATTTGGTTGTACCGCTTATTAAACTCCACCTGAATCGCATTGATTCTCTCGTCGATTTTCCCGGCATCCTTGCCGTTGGCTTCGATCTGCTTCTTCATTTTATGCAGTTCATCCAAGCGCTTCTCTGTATCCTGGAATTTTCCGACCAGTTTATATACCGGTTCCCTAACAAGCGAAGGACGCTCCTCCCTGGTGGCGTTCTTGAGTTCGAGGACGAAGGTTTTCATCTCATCCCTGTTCTCTGAATAAACTCTTCGGTCAATACTCTCTGGCATAACTCCTGCAAACCTCCTAATGATCGGTACGTTCTTGATTGATACATCACCCTCGGCGATTGCGAACGGCAGGTTGAGGGTATCTTTTACCACCCGACCAGCACCACCGGCAATAGTCTCAAGGACCATTTCTATCGATTCCGGGGAGACGGATATCATCCCCTCCCTGAACTTACTCCCGCCGGTCATCTCGTTCAGCCACTTCGTGACCTCCCTGGACACCGGGTTGACATCCTTATAGTATCGCTCACTGTCAGGTTGATTCATCCATGGGTTGAGCGGTGGCATGAGGTTTCCGCCGTGCCACGCCTTGTTCTCGATGATCTGCGCCATCGGGTCAAGCACGGTTGGCATTACCGTCTGGAGTAACGTTCCAGCTGCAAGCGGATTGAGGTTGTTCATCACCGTCGTACCCCACCTTAATCCAGCCTCGACCGGGTTTCCGCCGCGAAGTATCGTGGCTATCTCGTCACCGAATTTAAAGAAGATGTTATACCCGTATGCCATTGGGAACCTGACATGCAATCCATCCCCACCAGGAACAAAGAAGATCATATTACGCTCAAAGAGTCCGGGGTTTGTCCTCTTCAGCTTGTCGTATCGGCTCTCACCGTCTTCATCGTCGCCACCAGCTGCAGCGCCAAGCAGATTGACCGCTATGCCAAGACCAACGATGCCGGTAACAATCTTCTGGACCTTAGCGGATGACGAAACAGCCTGCATCATCCTGATGTTGCCCTGTATTCCTGCGTTCGCGAACATCCATGCGGCGTTGATTGTCGGGCCTGCCGTTCCGTGTTTTGTGAAGTCGATGGTGAGGTTTGAGGCTATCCTGCCAGCCTGCAGCTTGTCTGTGCCACGATCTACCAGGGCCTTGTAGGTAGCAACCCTGACACCGTTTTCTACAGACAGATTGACGCTTTCGATGAAATTACCAAGCCTCTTGAAGTTTTCCCGGACCTTGTGTCCGCCCTCCTTGGTCGCGATATCGTATTCAATCTGTTCGGCCAGTTGCTTCACATCCTCATACGACTGCGCCCACCCCATGACAACACCATGAGCTGCGGCGTCCTTATAGATTGCACCCCATTGGCCAGACGGCTTGCCACGCTCTTCCCGGTATATCCCAGCGATAGCATGGCGAATGTTGCCAAAAACCTTCATCTGTAATCCAGACGCCTCAGTTCCTGACATATTCACGAATGCGGTCTGGAGATCTCTCGTGAAGTTTGGCAATGCAAACTCCGGGGTGAGACTGGTGTTGAGCCTGGCGAGTATCCTGGTGATTACCCTGGACGCCTTGAGTACCGGGCCTGGATCGGTAGTTTGGCGGTTAAGCGCCTCCATAAATCTTACCGCCTGTGGATTATCTTTAGCAACTTCAATGATATGCTTAACGCCATCGACCTTGACGTATGTCTGGTATCTGAGGTCGATCTGTTGGTCAGGATAAAACCTGATATTCCCCTCGTGGTCATGGTACGGTGCCTTGGCCATTTGCGCGATAGACCACAGCTCCTCGTTAGGGTTGGCCGTCACCATGTCATAAAGCGCTCTTTCTGCTTCGAGTTTCAGCCGCCTCGATAGGGACGCCTGGTATCTGTCGACAATATGGGCGAGGATATTCACGACGGCCTTGGTTGAGCCAGCGGCTACCTGGGCCTGCGGGGGCTTGCCAAGTGGACCCCTGCCCGACCTTCCGGTTGGTGCCTTGCCCTCGTCGACCTCCTCCCGGAACAACGGGACATGGTACTTGTACCGACTGGAAATATTGGTGTACTCTTCGTCGGTAAGGTCGCCAGAAGAATAGGCTATTCTCAGGGCCTCTTCGTTGATCGCCCTGATCTTCCGTGCTGCCTCGTTCATGGCGGTATGGCCAGCCCACTGTTTAACAACCTTCTTCGCTTCGGCATCGGTCATACCGGACAACTTGCCCTTCCTGGAATCCCATTCATTGACGATAGACTCGCGCTTGCCGAGACGGTAGTACATATTATCGAGTCGCTTCTGCCAGTAAACGTCGGTGCCCTTGGCTATCTCCGCCGGGGTCCACTGCCTCGCCTGGAGATCCGCCGCTATCTGGTCGATCTGTGCCCGCTGACCGGCGATCACTCCGCCCATCCTTTCGAGCATACTTACCAAATTATCGCGCTTCTCATCCAGCGCCCTGCTGTTCATGACAAAGTCATCTTGGATGTCGCCAAGTTCGCCCTGCCACTGTTCCCTCTCTTTGTCAGTCATCTGGGCCATCAGCGCATCGATGTAGCCACGGGCGTTTGCCCTGCGCATCTGCAGGTTTCTCTCTGGGGCATGCTCTGCGTGCAGGAATTCCTGGACATCCTCAAGCTTGAGTTTGGAGTCGACGATAAATTGGATAAGCGGCTGGTAAACGTCGATGTCAAATCTCTTCACCTCTGCGGCTAGACGCTTACCAACGAGTCCACGGATAGTGGAGTAGTCCCTCGATGTAGGTTGCGGTCCTATGCCCTGCTGGACCCTCTCAATTGCCTTGTCCTGATTGTAGAGCCAGGTAGCGAACTCGTCAAACCACCCCTGGAAATCAAACTGTCCCTTTATCCTATCCAGGAAAGAGATCGATTGAGGCTGCGATGGTGCGTGAATAATACTCCCAGGTATCGATGGGTCGTATTTCGTGAGAAGAACGTCCTGTGGATCTTCGCCGAATTTAAGCAATCCCTCACCTCTGAGCATAGCCTCCATATGCTGCCACGGCGGGATGCTGCGACGCTCGGCCTGAGACAGTTTTTGCCTTGCCTGTACCAACCTGGCCGATACCTCCCCAGTGAGCAATCGGTAATCTCGAAACCCAGCGCCCACCGGATCGTCGGTTAGCTGGATATGCTCAACAGCCAGCCTATCGCGAATCTGTCTCAGTGAAGAATACGTTGCCCTTTCTTCCTGTGACAGTTGCCCGAATTTTGACTTATTGGCTATCTCGGTCAGTGCGCCGTTTATCAGGACGATTCTCCTGATCAGCATCTCTGCCTTAATTTGGATCTTACCGTATTGCGTTTCGAAAGAACCGCCCCTCGCGAAGTTTTCTATATCCTGAATGATATGCTGAACTTCGTGGATAACTGTTGACTGTATCTCGTCAGGTGACAGGGATTGATTGAGGAGAAGTATTCTCTTCTCGAAATCCCACGCCCCAAGCTGCCCAGGTTTCGCCTTTATCGGAGTCACCTTGACGGTTTTCAGTTGCGGATAGAGAGAGTAGATGGTTGGGTGCTTGTAGAGCTTCGAGATACTGATCGCCTCGCCAGGTTCAAGCTTACCGTATTGATTGACATCAACCTTGCCCTCGGAGTCGTCTATCTCATACTGCCATTCGCCTGGGATCATCTCCCACCAACCTGTTTTCCGCCATATCTCTGAGCGATCAATACCATCTTCCTTCATGGCCTTGGCCTCGACGAGGGTGCTTATGCGTTCGTTTTTTGGCACAAAACCATTTTTAACTGCCACTATAAACTGGCCAGTCCTGCCAACGAATTCGTATTTCCCTGGATACTTCTCAGTTAAATATGCAATCCCTGCGTCTATATCCTCTTTCGTAGTAGAGGCGAGAGCGCTCTGACTACCAGCCATCTGGAACTTAACCAGATCATCTTCGCTGAAAAACGTCTCGGTGTTACCCCTGGCTTCCCTGCGAATAGCCAGGTCGGCGAGGGCCTTGAAATCCTGTTCGTTGAAGATCTTGTACGAAACACCGAACCTGGTAATGAAGTTCTTGATCATGGCGATGATACGGCGAACCAGGCCGATATCCTCGGAGGTGCTTACCATGTAGGCCAGTACTTCCTCAGAATAATTCTCTGGGGTGGTGTCTTCCGGGACTTGCGCCATTGCTCGACGGATAGCTTCGCCGGTCCTTGACTGCTCATCGGCTCTTCGCATGATGGTCTTTTTGATCATCTGGAATTCGGCGTTACCCTGCATCATCCTGCCGATATGAGTGCCGATGGCGTGACGGAGGGAACCCCATAACTCGCCATCGGGAATATTCTCTGGAACGAGGATGGTTTTTCCCGGAACCTCTATACCGATAGGACGGTTACCCTCACCCATCTCGGCCAGGGAATAGCCCATTCCTTCAAGTTCTTTCATAGCCTCGTCGTTACTCATAAGCACCACCTTGCCACTGCTTACCAGGCGTTTTGCTACACCGGCCTGGTCGCCATTGAGCGATCCGAGTAACCTACCGAAAGCCTCGGTTGGCGTCTGTGACACACCGCCGCGCTTAGTCTGTTGTAGTTTTATGCCGGGTTGTGCCTGTTCTGTCGCGACTCCCGCTTTAAGTGGCGCGAATACTGCAGCGATCACCTGGTTGTTCCTGGTACTCCAATATCCAGTATATCCTGAATCCCTGATCAGCCTTTCATAGATGTTCATCTTATCGGCGAAAGGATTACCAGCCCTTTCCTGCGCGGCCTGCGCCATCAGTCCGTCCGGGTCAGCTTGAAAGTCGTAGAGATTTTCAGCCTTAACCGTAACGTCGTACCGGTACTGACCGAGGCCAACCTCCTTCACGTATCCGCCACCGACAACCCCATAGTATGACCTGTCTACCCAGTTTTCCGGATCTCCAGCCTTCCTTCGCGCCTCAGCCCCAGCTATCCCTGTGCTATACTTGGCGGGGTCTATGGTCTTCAGCCCAGAAATCTTCGACCAGTGCGCGAGCGTAACGTTGCCGTTTTGGTCAACCGGCAGTGTCAATTGCGCCATCTGGAATTTTGGCTCACCTCTTGACACGATATCGCTAACTTCATCTGCGGACAGGAGGCGATTTACCTTCATCGCACCGCCTATAATCCAGGCACCACCCTGCATCTTATTAGTTTTGAATCGATAGAATCCACCAGATGGTATCCTCTCTCGAATATCGCGTGTAGAACTGGCGTCAGCTTCCCCCTGGTAGTTGCGATCAGCCGATATTTCCACCTCTGCCCATACCCTGTCGGCCTGCATCGTCCCATCTTTTTTCATTAAATGTGGCGCGGTCGGGAGAACCCCAGCATGCCAGCCTGGTCTGGTCGCATACCCTTTTGTCGGGATAAATTCAGCCTGTATCCACCTCCCTATCGGAGTGGGGGTATTCTTCCCGATAAATAAGGGGAATATCTGGCCTGGCGATTTACTGCTGGTCCTGAATAGTTTGTATGCAGTGATAGATTTTTTCGGTGTTGGTGCCGGTGAGAAGGACTCCTCGCTCGTCACTACGCCACCGCCAAATCCAATTGCATTATCGCTGTCGAGAGGAACCCTGCTGCCAATATCCTCGCCGGTAAATTTGGCTATGGCTTCGGCTTCTCGCTCTCGCTGGGTAAGCTGTTTTCCGGAATATCGTTCGAGGACTTTCTCAAAATCTGCCCGCCGATCACGAATCCACGATTGTAGATCGGGTTGTCCTGCGAGGCTTCTGTGATTAATAACCGCCTGCCCTTCCGGGTCTTCGTTCCAGTTGTGGTCGTATCCATATTCCCCCTGTGCCCAAATAGAATTGGCATCCTTTATTGCAAGTGAATCTAAGTTGTTATCTATAAACGATTGGACATTACCCAAGAAGATCGAGTCTTCTATATAGGGAATTCTCGTTTCGTCGTTTCGGAAATTGATAATTGTTATCTCGTTTTCGCCGGTCCTGGTATACCCAGCTCCATCACCAACGAACATACTAAGCCTTTGGAGGATCTTCTCATTATCAGCCGGGGTGATCGGCTTATCGAATGCAACCACAACTCCACGTGCGTTAGGTCCGCCGCGCACTACCGTACCGGGGTTTTTCGCTGAATGCTCCATGGCGTCGTTCAGGTTCTCAAACTTACCATTCTTGATAACCTTGCCTGACGACTCATTCACAACCCGGAACATCTGCTCTTCAACTGCAGCCTTCGACGACATGGCGAATTGGTTCGCCCTGAACCACGGCACCGCATCTTGTTTGAAGATATACTGGACAGCTCTTGCGTACATCGACACGTTACTAACCGGGATTTCCCTATTCACCCTGGCCGGGATCAGGTGGCTAATGTTGTTAGGGTTAACACCACCGGCATACGCCCCCTCCCCTGGGGTAACGTATGCGATATGGACACCAACCTTATGGGCGAGGGTGTCGGCGTCGTCCTGAACGATAATCCTCCTTGCCTCGTCGGTGAACATGCGCTTGACCATCGGCGATGCACCAAGGATCTCATGAGAAAGTTTCGTGCTTGGTACTGCCTCCCAGGTAATAACCTGGATATTCTTTTGAATAAAGTGACTGAAGTCTGCAGCTGACTTGTTGGCGTTCTCTGTCGCTTTCTCGCTCGAAAGATTAAGGGCGTTCTTTCTCCAGATATCCCTATGCTTGGCCAGACCTTCTTTCTCAGTTGGGAGAACAAACCTACCCTTATCGTCAACCGATGCAAGCCCAGCGCCTATCGACTCCGCCCACGTATCCGCCTTCACCTGTGGGTCTTCATACCGGGCCTTCATGGCGCTCCATATTGCCGCCTGCACCTGGAACGGGGTCCAGTCAGTTCCATCCTTTTCATTCATCCTGTCGGCGAGCCTGACTATTTCTTTTTCTGAAAAAGAATATTTTCCAGTTCCTTTATCGTTCGATGCGACATTCAGATCATACCCGAATGCCCGGAGCATCCATAGGTCAATGGTTGCCTTCCTACCCATCTCTCGAAGGATGTTGCGGTCCAGTGTCATCTTTGCCACGGAGCCAGGTTTCGACACAATTATTTCGTGTAGCAAGTTGAGGTAGAACGAGTTGGTCTTCCTCCCCTCGTAAGGGAACGGCTTGTTGTCGTACAGGGCACCAATAGCTTTTTTATCCTGCTCTGCGGTCTTGACCTTGAAGTCCTCCCTGGGAGTGCCAGAGGTGTACTGAATCCAGGCGCTTATTGCAAACGTCGTATTGGTGTCAACCCTTGCCTGCGGTGAGTATATGGCGATCAGCTGAATGAACTTCTCGGCCTTGGCTACGTCTCCCTGCATCAGCTCCATAATTGCGTCTGCAGACTTCTCGTACCAGTACCGACCAACCTTTCCCTCATCGACCAGGGAAGCAACGGTATCGCGCATCTTAACCAGATCTTCCGGGGTTTTCACCCAGCTCGGGGCACCCTTGTATTGCCCACCGGCAGTCGTTTCCGGCTCCCAGTCTTTGTAGTTATCGAGTGTGTCGTCGGCGAAAAGCGGATGTTTCGTGAGGATATCGTAGCCCTCCTTGAGGAGTGGCCTGACCTTCTCACCAAACTCCTTGACCATCTCGACGGACCATGTGGCGATATCGCGAACACCCCGCTCAAAGTACGCCCCACCGACAACGATCAGGTCGGACAGTGCTTCTGGGTCAACACCGGAGTTCAATTGGCCACGTTTCCCTTTCATCCTGGCGCGGGCCTTGTCAACCTTGGCTTTGGTGAATATCTTGTTCCCGCTGAATTCTTCCTCGTTATTGTTGTTGACTTTCTCTTCTCGGTTTATTAAAGTACTTACTGAAAGAGAACCCTTTTCAGAGGAGGTTGATATGGAAGTGTTTTTAGAATCCGGTAATGATACGTTTGTTCTGGATACGAAATCAAAGAGAGTTTTTTTGGTGGACGGTGACAGTCGATCTGAGGTCACAGATCCGGCAACTAAGCTTAAAATCTTGGCAGAGTCGTTCGCAAGGTCGGAAAGTCCAGACCGGAAGTCGTCGACCGACTGATCACTTTTTCCCCTCGCCAACGAGGCGGCGGCAGCATAGCCACGGTCCATGAGATTATTCAGCATGTCGAGCGTGGCTGTCTTTGTTTCTTCGTCAAAATTGTCGTGAGTCAAATGGCCAATGACTTTGTAGAGGCTATGGAGTTTCTTCTTAGCCTCAATCATTGGTTCGGTATTGAGCTGAAGCTCATAGATATGCCCGTTTTCTGCCCTCATAGTGAGCTGCATATCCTGGTAACCGCCGATACTTTCCTGGTCATACCTGTTGTTCCATGACAGGACATCGTCCTGCTTCTGGATCTTACTGAAAGCCTCCTTCATGGACTTGTAATCCGGGTACACCACGGTTGTAGCAACGATATCGTCGACCATGGAAACATTTCCGCCGTATTTGTTCTTCAGCTTTAACTCGGCGGTTTCCCTCTTTTTCAATCCGTCGGCAAAAGGACGAAGCTTCACCTTGCCATTGGTTTCATTGGCGAGTTGAGTCACCCTTTCATTAATTCCACCGACCGCCTCCCGCGCATTCTGATACAGGGTATCCATGTTTTTACTGACAGACTTACTCTGGCGGATCTTCGAAACCGCCTCCACCTCTGCGTGTTTTGCCCCACGGGATGATAATTCTCTGAGGGTGGTATTTCCATCAATAACCTTCATGGTTCCGTCGTCCCTGACAACAACTTTAAGCGGGCTTCTCTTTGGACCAGCACCCTCTTTCGCCGCATCCATGCGGGTTTGAGCTGAACTTAGTTTCTCCTGACTTATCTCTTTGTTGATAGGGATAAGCTTCGAAATCTCTACGGTTTGACTATTGGGGTTTTTCTCAAAGTAGTCACTGGAGGAGCTATCCTCCCGACTCTTCAGTTTAACCTCAGTATCGTTCTCTGGCATTTGCTCCAGTATCGACGCAGACTCCTGGGCGGATCTCCATGGTCGTGAGTCAGTTAATAGCGAGGCGAGGTTGTCGCCTATATGCCGAACCGGTTCGTTATTCTCTGGGGTAGACTCATCGACTGGCCTAGGGGCATCCTGGGAGAATGCGAATTCGAGGTCTTCCTGGCGAGTCTTCCTGGCTATTTCCGCCTGGTTGCTCGCCTCGATATCCCTCTCGATATCAGTGAGTCCCGCTTCCTGGAACACCTTGGCGGAGTCGTATGCTGTCCCGCCAGGCGGATCTCCCCCAGGGCCTTCTGGGGTGGCATCGGGCTTACGCACTGCTGACTTGAATTTGGCGATAGCGTCGTCCAGGCTCTCTGATTCGAGTATTCCTGCGGACGGAGGGGCCGATTCCCCCGGCGGAGGGGTAGGAGGTTGAACCACTTGCGCACCAGGCTGTACCTGGATTGGAGTCTTGAACGCCTGCGCTGCAGCTGGCAGTTCCGTGACCAGACCACCGGCACCACCAAGAGTTTCCATAGCAACTTCACCGAGTTGAAAGTCACCCTTGGCAACCTGTCCAGCCGCTTCAGATGCTGGCTCTTCCAACAATTGCGTTCCGGCGCTCGCGGCGACAGCGCCAAGCTTACTCGGTATTGACCGGGCCTTGAGCATTTGTTTTGCAAGATCCCGCACTGCTTCTTTGGTTGCACCGGCACCAAGCTGTTGAGTCGCTTCTGAGATCGCCTTGTTGTACGGCTTGGCAAGAAGTCGTCCTGCAGCAAGGTTCATCGCCGTCGAAACTGCTGCTGTGGCAGTGGCTTTACTCCTCGCTTTCGATATGGTTTCTTCAATGAATTCATCATCGGCCAGGAGAGAGATGACGTTATCCTCCGTAGGCTCAAGCTGTCGCTTATTCAACTCTGCAGCGATCATCCCTTTGAATTCAGATCCAGCCTCAATACCCCACTGTCCGAGGAAGCTACCAACTGCAGCACCAGCCTTCTTACCAGCACCACCGAGTCCAAATGGCGTTCCGGCAACAGCGCCAACTGCGCTACCAGCGACCGTACCGGCCACACCAGGAATCATGTTTGCGGCCTGCTCTGCAGTAAGGTATGCAACACCCTTCGGGTTACCAAATGTTTGACCGGCAACAAACTTCACTGTATCCCACAGCGCTTTGCTCTTACCGGTAAGACCTTCGGCTTTCTCCCAGCTCTTGGTCAGCTCGCCCGCCTCAACCTGTGCTTCCTCAAGTTCCGGCGGGGTGTAGTCCTTCGACTCCTCCCTGATCCCCTTGGCGAGAATGGCGGCAGTGTTTGCGTCGATCTCCCCAGTGGCAACGTCGTCCATAAGCCTTTCGGCATCGGCGAGGTTGCGGCCACCCTTCTTGACCAGCTCCCACATATTCTCAAGAAAACCACGGCTCTCCCCCTCGATCTGGGTTTCAATCATCTCGCGGGTGCTTTGGCCGAACATGCTGTCAAAGTTCTGCTGCAGGGAGAGTTTTTCTTCCTCCTCAGCCTGGGAGTAGGAAGGGTCGCGGACTACCTCTCTCCAGAAATCGTTGGCGTACTCGGCGAGAACCAGGTTGCGCTGTTCCTCGTTTGCGGACTGGAATTCGGGGAGGGCGATTACATCTTGAAGTGGTATCATTTGACCAGTTGACCTTTCTGTGCTATAAGTTGGTTGACATACTGGATAATCTTCTGACCTTCCGGGGTTTGAGCTTCATCGGAGTTCATGAACCCTTGCCTGAATGCTTGAAGCTGCGGCATAGTCATTTTGTCGAGTTCCGCCATTTGCTCCGGAGGTAATCCGCCTGGACCAGATTGTTGGCCACCGACCAGGCCAGCCTGTGGGGCCACGCTTGTGGGGGCTATACCGCCCTGCTGTTGCGCCGGTTGAGCTGCGCCACCAAGTAGGCCAGCCGCCGGTTGCGGTTCTCCCTGCGCCGGTTGATCGGTAGGGGCTATCCCTATAGATCCGTCTTGGCCAGCGACCTTGAGCATTGATGCGTATTTCGAAAGGCCTGGCTTTTGTTCGCCGACCATATCGCCTTCGCCTTCAACGAATTCGTATTCCTCTGGAGTGTCCCTCCCAAGGAACCCCTTCTTCGCTGGTGTCTTGAGTTTCTTGGAGAGCTTCGGGTAGCCGAGTTGATCTCTCAATCTATTAACCTGATTGATATTCGTTTCGTCTATCCCAGCGTCTTCAAGTTTCGCCAGCTGGTCCTCAAGCTTTGCCTGCTGGTATTCGGAGAGCGACGACGCCTTACTGGTAACACCGCGCACTGCAGCCTTCTGCGCCTTTTTCTCTGCAGGGGTGAGATCAGGATCTTTCTCGATATCCTCAATAAGCTTTTGCTTATCGGTCGGGAGTTTATTCTTTGCGGTTTCCAACTGGAGGAGGCCCTGCCGGTCATACGCTGACTTGCGCTTATCTGCAGCTTCCTTACGCTTTTCTTCTTTCTGCTTGTACTCGTCGTCAACCGCCCGCTTCGATGCATCCCGCACGGCATCACGCCCTTCCTTCTCGACAGCGAATTCCTGTTCCTTATTCATCCGCCACTCTGCGAGCGCTTTCTCCCTGGCGAAACGAGCATCTTCCCGCCTCTGCTCCTGGGCGGCAAGCACCTTCTTGTCCTCAAGATCCTGCTGACGCTTGATGTAGGTGTTTCCGATATTTGCCGCTTCGCCCAAAAGACCGGCCCATGCAAGCTTACTGGCCATATTATCTGCCCCCCTGCGCCACCAAACCTGGAGGCGGTGCCTGACCACCAGAAGGTGGTGCTGGTTGCGGTGCCTGACCACCGGTTACGAGTCCACCTTGCGGAGCCTCACTGAGCGACCTTCCACCGATTGCACCGGATGGCGGCGGGGTCTTCGACACTCCACTGCTGTTAACCATACTGAGTCCGTATTGACGCTGTTCCGGGGTAAGTAGTGGTTCAATCTCTTTCTGCAATGCTACCGGATCGATAGTGCCGTTCTTCAGCCCTTCCTCGAAATATAGCTGGATGGTGTATTGTAGGGCGTCCATCCTTTCGGCATTGCTCATCTCGAATAGGCCAGCCGTTTCCCCAAGGTTGATCAGCTCACTGACAACGTGAGTCCCACCGAGGAATATCGTCTGGTCGGTCATCTGTTCACCGGTCTTGGCCAGGCCGTCGGCGAGTAGCCTATGGACATGGTTTGCGGTCAATGCCACACTTTCTATCGGGTGAGATCCGGATTGCAGTTCCTGGAGGATCGACTCCTGGGTCTTCTCGCCATAGATGATCAGGGTCGCATTGTCGGTATATGCATCGAGCTGCGCCAGCTGCTCCGGGGAAAGTTGACCCTCTGGTACATTCATAACAGGTTTGTCTTTTTCTTTTTTCATATTATACCTTTAACTTATTGATGATACCTGGGGTCTTGGTTGTCAATGCGCTCTGTCCATTTCCGGCCTGGGCCTGGAGAACACCAGACTTGATAACTTCACGTATCCCGGATGCATTGCTCTCAGCCCCGGCACGTTGCGCATTCCTAACGCTAGTCAGTTCGTTTGCCCAATCTCTCCCGAGCTGATAATATCTCTGTAATCCCTGCATAAATTCGTTCGCAAAGCCTTTTAGGGCGATATTGCGCTGGTTTGCAATCTCAGCCGCCAGTGTTTTTCGCTGGATCTCTGCGACCCTTGCTGCTGCGGCTCTCGCCTGGGATATGGAGCGGTCACGGCTCGCGGCGATGGCCTGGCCCTGCGCCTGGGCGTCACGAAGGGCGTCATGTAACTCCTGGCCGACTATTGCCCCGCCCTTCGCCCGAACGTCCACATTGAATCCTTCCGGGGTTTGCGCGGTGTATATTCCTTTTTCTTTCGCCAATGCATCAGCTACCGACTGCGGAACATTGTAGGAGGCCTCAACATTGTTTCCGCTGGTCACCCTGACCGTGGTCATCTGCATACCTGGAGCTGAAACCTTACCTGGCTTGATAGAGGCAAGAGCCTGCGCTGATCTTGCATCGGCCTCGGCCAGGGAAGAAAAGAAACCTTGACGATATTTCTGGAGAGCTGAACTAGCCGATTTATCGTTCGCCTTGTAGGCCTTCTGGGTTGCCTCAACCCTAGCGAAATCTTCCGGCAGAAGGGATAGCCCGTATTCCTTGTAGTAGGTCGGAACACGCTTCGAGGCATCGACTGACAGCCTGTCATAGTCACCCTGGGCGGTGTCCATCTTGAGCGGGTCAGCCAACACAGAGTCAGTCTCTACCGAGACTAAACCAGCCGGGGTGTCTCCGTACTTGTCAGCCATTTACGCAACTCCAACAAGACCAGGATTTACTGTCGGGGTAGGTGGGGCCTGCTGCACGGGTGCGGGGGTTGGGGCCTGCGCCACCTGCTGCTGCGGTTGCTGCTGCTGTTGCTGCTGCGGTGCGTCTACCATCCAGGATGGCTTGGTGAGTAGCGCCCTTCTCCTATTAGCCTCCACGGGGGAGATCGTCGATGTGCTACCTGCGACATAACTTGCAGCCTCGGTTACCCCTACCATCTGGTCCTGCTTGGCTTTTTCCCTCTCTTCCCTATCCGCCCGGTCGCGATACACACTCTCTCCAAACTCTTTGGCAAATTTAGATTTTGAGAAATCAAGTTCGGCGTCAGCAACCTCTCTGTCCGACCTCATCTTGTCCCTGGCGACCTGGGCCTGCAGCTCTGCTGCGGCAAGTTGCGCCTCGACCGATTGACCGGCAAGCTTCTCTCGACTCTCCAGCTCTGCGTAGAATTGTTCCCTCTGTTGTGCGAGGGTTTTGTCCATATTACTTGAATCGGCGTCACCCTTCATAAAGGCACTACCGAGGCTTGCTGCAGCTGTGACATATTGCGCCGTACTGGATGCAGTGAATAGGCCTCCAGCGCCAGCGCCCTCTGCAGCGCCAAAAGAAGACCCCATGGTGGTTGTTCCACCACCAACAGTATTGCCGACAGTCATGGTTCCACCAGCTCCAGCGCTACCGCCGAACATCGCACCGCCAATGCCAACAACAGCTACCGCTCCGACCGCCCCGTAGAGCGCCCCCTTGAGGATATTCCCCCCGGTAAAAGCGCTATACAATGCGCCGACTGCAGCGCCGACAACTGCAGTGGCAACCACACCAGTAATTACTGCTGCCACTGAGGTAGCCACCAGGGTTGTCCCTACGGCTCCAGCCACTGCCACACCTATTGCTCCAAACCAAGGCATATATCCCCCTTAAACTTCACCGTATATGTCACGGTATTTATTGTTATAATCGTCAACCGTGCATTGGAATATGATCTCGTCAACCATCTCGCCGTTGAAACACATTGTCTTGTCAGTCCGACCGATCTTTTTCATGCCGACATATGTAGCGAGCATTGCCGCTTCCCGGTTATTTGCACGGATAAAACCGATAAGCGAGCGGCACGGTGAATTCTCAAACACGTACTTTGCCGACTGGACCAGGTGCTTGATCGCATCCTTACCACGATGGTCAGGGTTGACACAAAAATGTACATCAAAACATGTCGTGGAATGACCCGGAACGAACACAAAAGCCTCGTACCTTGGGTCGATTCCCATGATGAATACCTGCTCACATCTCAGCTGGTTTTCGATAAAATACCCAAGCTTACGGATATCTGAGAAGTCGTCTCCGCACGCCTTGAATATCTCCGGGTTACGAAAAAGCCTGGTGAGAGGGCCAGCATCCAAGAGCGAATAACGCCTAACGTGTCTATGTATCATGTCCAGCTCAGTGTGATGCCAGCGACTGCGGCGACGGTGTTGAGTTGTGATTTATACCTGGTCATCAGGGCGGAGATCGCATCGGCCTTATTTAAGACATTGGTATCACGGAGAAGCCTCTCGATACTGCCGGTAAGCTCCTGCCCCATAACTCCTGCGGACTGCATAAGGGCCTGGGTTTCAGCGCTGTCAAGATTTGCGCCCTGCAAGTAGTCCTTCCACTCGTTTTCGAGTTGGATCTGCTGCATCTTGGCGCTGTCGGAGATCTTCTGTAGCGCCTGCTGACCCTGTTGTGACTGGTATTCGAGAGATCCGGTAATGAGAGCGTTGTTCTCGAATTTCCTTCTTTCGATTTCGGCCAGTTGGTTATTGGTTGATTGATCCAAGGAGGTCTTCTGCTTCTGCTGCGCCAGGTTGCCGTAAAGCTGGGCATCGGGGGTGGCAATATTCCTGGCCTCTTGAATGGTTGCCGCTGTTCCCGCCTGCAATGCTCCTGAAGAATTGAGCATGCCCTTTGCCTGGTGTCCCATCTCGGCTGTGGCCCTGGCTGCTTGAAGGAGCGGGTTATCCTCTTTTATGAGATTGGTAACCCTGCCTTCTATAGTAGCAAGTCCAGGTTTGATAAACGTTTCGTCAGCTGCGACGTTGGTTCCCTGCGCCTGGGTCAACTGCCCCTTTGGAAGGGTGTAGCCTGGAACTTGATTAAAATAATTTGTGTCTGCCATGCTGACTCCCCTTATATGGAAATTCTTTACTCTTCGATTATAAATTATATTCCCTGATTCATAGAAAGTCAACGAATCACCAGGCGTTTGCTCTTCCTCTGCAGGGGTTATTGACGATGGTTCCAATTGCTGCTCATCCTCCACTGGAGGCGTTGGTGACAGTTCCAGCTGTGTCTCCTCCTGTACTGGTACGGACGGATGGGTTCTTGCGTACAAATCAGCCTCGCGGTCAAGGAGTGCCTGCTTGGTGGCGTCCGCCTTTTCCTCCCACCATAGTTTCGATCCAGGTGCCCCGGATGCATCGAATGACTCTTGTGTCTCACCTGGTAGGGCGTCCCTCTGCTGGTATCCAGTGGCGTCCTGGTATATGATCTTCACTACTCCTGATGAAACGGGTTCGGCTGGAGGCTCTGTCGGTGGTGGGTTAATTACTGAGGGAATAGGAACCTCATATCCAGTTTCTTCCTGTGGCAAATCTGGTGCGGCTTCGTCAGGAATAACCGGCGGGCCAGTAGGATCTTCTACCGCTGGAATAATCTCGTCTGGCGTGATCTCTACAGGCTCTATCGGTGGTACATCTGGTGCGGCTTCGTCTGGAGAAACTGGTGGACCAGTCGGTTCTTCTACTGGAGGCTCCTCAGCTGGGGTAACCACTTCCGGGACATCCTCAATCGGTGTTGCTGGCGTCACATCCCCAGGAACGTTAGGCTCTGGTGTTGGTGTGATATCAGGCGTAACCGGGTCTGGGGCGTCGGTTGGCCCTTGCGGAGTGACTGGGTCTGGTATATCGCCGGTATTCGTTGTTGGTGTCGGATCAGTGGTGTCTACAGGCGTTGGCGCTTCAGTCGGCGGCGGAGTCTCTACCGGTGGGGGTGTTTCTTCTGGTGTTGGGGCCTCGACTGGTGGTGGGGGTTCTTCTGGCGGAGGAGGTTCTTCGACGGGTGGTGGCTCCTCTGGTATTTGAGCCGGGGGATCTTCCTGGACCGGTGTATTTGCTGGTGGTATTTCTACTGGTACGACAAACTCGGCCAATTCCCCTTCATAGAAACCTCTCTTTCCATCCCATGGCGCGAACCAATCGAAGCCGCCGGTCATAAAGAGAGATGCCTTGGCCTCGGTGATTGCGTCTAAACGTCTGCGATATTCAGCCTGCCTCCATGTCTCATCATGAGCCTGCCTCATCACATTGTAATTCCACCGACTAAGAGCTGATGCTGCCGCCGCTAGATACTTCTTGGTATTGTACTCTCGCTGAAATTTTTCTGACGAAGTCTCGTAATCTATTTTTACTGAACCTGGCGCAGTTGGAAGAACGCGATATCTTAGGATGGCGTTGTCGCGCCTCAGTGTAAGTTCTCTTTTTTGCTTGTATAATCTATCGGATATGGAGGTGAGGAATTTATATTCAGCGCTTTGCCACACCTTCTTTGAGGCCTCATATCTGGCGTTTGCCATTTCCGTTGTACTGCCAACGAATTGAGCTGTAGCCGCATCAACCATCCGCTTCTTCTCGGCTGATAACATAGCGATAGGGTCGTTAATCGACTGCATGCTTGCTGCAGTTTCGTCAATAAACCTCGGCGTAGGGTCGTCATTGGGGATTACCGATGATGACACGGTCATCGCAGCAATAGTGGCCTTTATCGCACTAATATTCTCCCCCGCCCTAACAAAGGCCAGCCTGGCGGCATCACGTTCCGCCTTCAGCCTGGCCGATTCCTGGTAGTAGTATTGCGTTGCTGCTGCCCACTCAGGGCTTATAGTGGTGAAGCTGCGAAGGTACGTAGACTGCTGGAGATTGAAAGCGTACAGGGCGTCCATGGCCGATCTCGCCTTAGCTCCTGCATCGCTCAGTGCCTGTTGTGCTGCTGGTAATTGCGTCATATACGCATCGGCCCTGGCCTTCTCAAGCTCTGCGGTTTGGGTCGCATTCATTGCCACAGTCGAACTACCTGGATCGAAGGTATGGGCATATACCTGCTCCATAGCCAACGTTTTCTCAGCGTTTAATCCCCTTAATTCCTGAGTAAGGTTTGAATTTATTACATGATATGGCTGGATAAGCTCTTCTCTTCGCCTATCAATAGGAGCTGTTAGGTGGGCGTATTCAACACTGGTGATGGAACGGCTGAGGTACTGCTGAAAATATACTGCCTTTTGGGCGGTGATTGCCCTGTATTCATCGGACCCATATGAGAGCGCATAGGCTGCGGCCTCCCTGGCCCTATTGGCGGCAATCTGCTCCTCTATCTGCGATAACCTGGTTTGGTATGGCGCAAGCGATGCGTACCAATCCTGGAACGTCCAAGCGCCGGTATAGGCCATTATTAGACCCCGATATCTTTCTTGATGTATTTATCCTCTATCTTCTGTTCTTCCTTGGATATCAGATCCTCTACGCCCAGATCCCTATCGATAATCCTTGCAAGGATATTCGCGATCAGTGCCGGGGTTGCAGTGACCTTCCCAGCCCCACCGTTGTATCTCAGTTCGTAGAATGGCATCATCCCGATAGCGGACAGGGACAGGAGGGAAGAATACAATACTCGATCAAATAGGCCAGCTCTGTACGAGTTACTGTCCACAACGATATCGGCCAGAGATGAACCAGTAAGGTCATTGCGCACAGCTGCCTTCTCCGTTTTAATGATAGCATCAATATCCTTCTCGAACGGCTTTGTCACTCCGCCGTTCTTGACCCATGCAACATAATCGCTCCACTTCCCGAGAGCAGGGTGGATACCGGTTTCTCCTGTTTCGAGGTTCTTTACAACCCTTCCACTTTCGTCTTCAAATTGATACATTTATAGCTCCTTCTGACAATATACCCGGTGCCTGAAGTATCCGGTTCCGGTTGAGTTGCATGTTCTCTTTACAGTGACACCATACATTCTCATTGTAGTGAACGAAACAACGGCGGTGGTGGGAAATTTGAGTTGTGAAAGTGATGTACCTGACAGCCACTCATTATCCCCGTAATTAGTATTTGTACCCCTCATCCTAACAGGGAAGCGCAAGTAGCCCCTATACTCCATGGTGTTTGTGACATCCCCGTAGAACCTCACACGGCCATCGAAGTAATACCTTTGGCACAGCCGAAGTTCCTCAGATATTGACCTAACGGCAAAGTCTGTTGCCACCACACCATACTCAAGCTGGACCCTGGCAAGGTCGAGGTGCATACCCTGTAATCCAAGGGCGTTCGTCCTGTCGTCGAGTCCGGAATGTGCGCCCATCCAGAATATTACCTCAAGGTAAGTATCGTCATAGTCGCCGAGGGTTTTCCCGTCTATGCTCGGAAGAGCTACCTTTAGCTCGAACTTCTGCCAGCTCGTGGTAAGGTTGAAGGTGGTCACCCCAATCCCGGTAACATCGGGAGAAGGAACAGTTGAAAACCCAGTGTAGCTTCCGAAGTGTTGTACAAATTCAACGGCTATATCATGTGCGGCGTCTGATTTTGCGTAAAAAGTCAGTACCACCTGCTGGCCATTGAACCGCCTGACATCTTCTATCCTCTGGCTCCTGTAAGCGTAAGAGTCGGCGAACCACCCGCTCCCTATATCCATCTCGTTATGACAGTAATACCTTGGGTTTCCTGGAACATCTGTCTGACCAAGGGTGAATTCTTCTTGCCAGTTACCCCAGTCATCAACCCACATATCAAGAAACCAGCGATCACCACATAGATAATCTGGTGAGTTTGTTGCTGAAGTTCCTCTCTGCCAGATATCAAAGTTGCCGTTAATGATCAGGTTTCTTCGGCCACCCTTGGCTACCGTCTCCATGAGCTGCACTATTCCACTCTGGTCAGGGAAGGTGTATGTTCTGGCCGAAGCGTTACTGTTGGAGAAGAACGATGTGATCGTTCCAAGGGCGTTCTTGAAATTGATCTTCTGCAGGGTTTTACCGACAAATCCGTCTATGGCATCCTTTGCCGCCGATAAAATCGTTCCGATGGTTGAGACGTATGTGGCGGGGGTGACCGAGATAAGTCCATCTGCGTCGCTGTTGACCATCACCCCACGGTTGTTATTGCCAGCTACGCCCGGTAATTTATCACAACCGTTCTCTATCGCGTCGAACTCAGAGCGCATGGGCGAACTTACTGCCCTGGCGTTGTCAGCCGGTACTCCAGTGGCTTGATAAAATTCATTCATAATTAAAGCTCTGCGTCAAGTTCAACCATAGAGGAGAAGTGCCCCATACCAGTACCATCAGCCGTCCTGCTCTCCTCCAGGTAATGAATCGTGGTGGTTGCCGTACCAGATGCAGCCGGGAAGTTATTGTCGATGGTGTTGGTTAATGTTGCGGACGGCGCGGCACGCATCGTCGTTGCAAAGTCTATGTGACCGACATACGCTTGCCCCGATGTAACATCGCCTGAATAGCTCATGGTATAGAGCTGGTTCGTGTAATACCTTGCGCAACGTTCGTCCTCTTCGGCGTCTGTTCTCACCTGGAATACCGATGTCACCGAACCGCTCTCCAGCTGAATGTGCGACAACTCGAACGTCCCGGACTGCTGGCCGAGAGTGTCGGTTCTGGCGTCAAAGCCAGTACCGGCGTCGAACCAGAAAACGAGGGCCAGGTAGTCGTTGTCGTCGGTGCCAAGGGTCTTCCCGGCAATACTGGGGATTGCAAGGGTTACCTCGTATTTCGCCCATGAGGCCGTGACCGCTATTTTCTGTGCCTCTATCCCGGTTATTTCCGCCGAAGGGGTTCCTGTGGTTCCAAAATTCTGCACCAGCTCTATCGCGATATTCTTGGGGGCGTCTGCCTTGCAGTAGAAAGATAGCCGTGCGTTGCCTCCAGAGAGCGTCAACACCGACTCGATCCGCTGTTCCTTGTTACAGAAGTTTGCAGCACCAGCCGAGGTTGTGATAACGGTCCTACTGTAATATCTGGGGTTATCAGGAACGTCAGTCTGCCCAAGGGTAAAGCTTTGCTTACTATGGACGAAGGTGGAGCCTGTCGCGTTCAACTTCCACCTGTCGTCGGACCCGTATCCGGATGTTGAATGGGTGTCCGCCCTCTCCCACATCTGGAAGTCACCATTGATGATGCAGTTGTACCCACCCGGTGGCGGCATATCGCCAGTCAAAGCCACTGTTCCGTCTGCGTCAGGGAAGGTATATGTCCTCGACACGGTGTTCGAGTTTGTAAAAAACGAGGTGAGAGTACCGAGTGCGTTCTTAAAATTGATCTTAAACAGCGTAAGGCCAGTATAGCCTCCAGATGCATCCTTATTTGCTGATGCCTCTGCGCCTATCCTGGACCTCGCCGTCGCTGCAGATACCGGCTCCTGCGCCGTTCCACCAGCGTTGACAAACACCGCCTCGTTACCGTGCCCTGATAGAGCAGGGAGCTTATCGAAACCAGCCTCAACAGCATCGAATTCGGCCCTGATAATACTTGGGTTGCCGAATGACCCTTGAGCTGGGGAGCCGGTTGAATCGTAGTACTCGTTAGCCATAATTACCTCGTGCTTCGTGTCATGTAATACTGTAAGAGTACGCCATGAAAAGTCAATTCAGCATCGTACTCACTACTACCAGCCAACTTGTATCCAATATTACTCGATAGCCCCATGGTTGGGAACTTCTCAGGTGAAAGGCTCTGGCCATCCCAGTAAAAATTTCCCCAGTAGAAATCTCCCCAAAAGACTTCATCCAGGGTAATTTCCCTGGTGACAAGAGACGGTTGGGGCGTATTCCTGGACTCAAACTCAAGGGAGAACCCAAGCTGGAACGAGGCATACCCATCGGCCTTAGCATCCAACTGGCTGATCATGAATCTCTTGAGATATGTCGGGCTTCCAAGGTGATCGTGAGCTGTATAGAAAAACCACGATTTCGGATCTCCATCGAAGCTTGTGCCGCTGAATAACTCGTAGACATAGCCGTCATCAGTGCCGAACATGATCGCCTCGCCTCCGTTACTGTACTCCCCGGAACAGATACACGTAACCCTATGGTTCAGCTCCTGCTCCATCGCCGCACGCAATTTTCCGCCAACCATGGTGCAGAACATCGCTGTTTTGTCGTTAAAGAAGAGCATGTAAAGGTTTTTCTCCCTGCTGACGGCGCTGGCGACGATCTGTGTCTTTTTCGAATCGATGTACGAATCGAATAAGATTGACATCGTGGAGTCTGCAAAGTTACCGAACGCCTGGGACGCAGAAAGTTTTGTGATTCCACGATGATCGACGAACACAGTTTCGCCTATACGTTGCGGCGTCCATTCGATAGCACCGAGTTTCTGGTTGAAAGGAACCAGGTTCCAGTCGGTGATATTGGAACCATATAGAATCGACACCTCCCTGGCGGAGAAAATCGCCATTGCCGCATTGCCCTCACTACCAACCTGCGGAATAAATCCGGTAATAACATCGCCGAGGCCTATTTCCCCTGACCCCAAAACCAAGGTCCATTCATATGGCAGACCAGGCTGGGAGTGTTGGGCAGACCCGAGGAATGAGAAGAACAGTTGCTGTTTATGGATCTCTACGTGCGTCGGGTAAGCCGTGGTGATCCCCGTTTCTATTGGAACGTAATTGATCCCGTCAAACTCAAACCCATCATTCCTACCGTCACACCCATACATTTTCTCGGTGTCGGCAGATCCGGTAAAGTTGCCGTTGACAAATTCGTATCTACCGCCAACGTTGGGGATGGTGATCGCCGATGAATCGCCAGTTATTGTGGCGGCGTTCAGATTAGAGCCAACCCTGATTGTTTCCGCCTGGAATGATCCAGTTTGGGCCTGGAATACAAGGAAGCCTGCTGCAGTTCCGCCTACCCATGACCCGGTGTTTTTGACAACCCTACCGACCACCGCCGTTGCCCCGGAGATCTCACCAACAACGATATCACCATCTTGGATCTGATACGTCCCGCCAGAGGTAAAATTCAGACGGCTACCAAGTGGAACCTGCGTCCATCCGCCGGTTAGTGACTTGTACATCCGCACCCCGCTTTCGCCGGATGTCATTGCCCTATTCCCCACCCCGGTACTAGCGACGGCACATAGGACTCCAGCCCCGCTGGTTACACCAAACCAACCGTTGTCTGCTGCTGACGCCTGCGTTGTCCAGGTGATTCCATCGGGTGATGTCATTACTCGATTACCAGTACCATTGCTCGATACGGCGCAGAATAGGTTCAATTCAGACGACCAGCATACACCATACCACCAGTTGTCTACTGCTGACGCCTGCGTTGTCCAGGTGATTCCATCTGGGGATGTCATGACTCGATCACCAGTACCACTTGGACCAACCGCACAAAATAACCCAAGCTCTGGCGACCAGCAAACGGCAACCCAGAAATTATCTGCTGCTGATGTCCTGGTGGTCCAGTTGATTCCATCGGAGGAGGTCATTACACGAGTACCGGTGCCGCTCGCCGCTACGGCGCAAAACAGCCCGAGACTGGAGGACCATGTCACGGAATACCACTGGTTGTAGATAGATGGAGTCCTACCGGTCCAGGTGACACCATCTGGAGAGGTTGCCACGGTATTTCCAGTTGAATCCCTGGCAACAGCGCAGAATAACCCAAGTTCAGGTGACCAACAAACTGATTGCCATAACTTATCCTCGGTAGTCCTTGCGGTCCAGACAATACCATCAGGTGAGGTCATCGCCCTATTCAGCGTTCCACTACTGGCAAAAGCGCAGAACAACCCAAGTTCAGGCGACCAACACACTGATCGCCATTGGTTACCAGCCGCTGACTCCCTAATCGTCCAGGTAATACCATCGGGCGATGTCATTACCCGATCATCAACCCCACCGCTACTCGACACAGCACAGAATAAACCGAGTTCTGGCGACCAACATACTGCAGACCATGAGTTGTCCACTGGAGTTGTTCTGATAGACCATATACTTCCACCGTCAGTAGAGAAGACATCGCGAAAGCTGTACCAGTCATCCTTGTACAGCCATATTCCGAGGACAGCCCCAGACCCAACGGGTGGCGCTATATCACCACGATACTCGTTCGCGGCAAGGTGCTTATACTGTGCGTCAAGTAGCCTGGTCAGCGCCGACAGCGGCGATGGGATGGCGGTCATCGTGGCCTGCTGAACACCGGCAACCATAACCTCACCGCCATGGACATTCCAGGTTCCGGTTAATTTTGTCAGCACCAGGTATGTGGTCATGTTCGCTATAACAACGGCAGAACCGCTTGCGTCAAGATCTGTGACCGTGTCGCCGACTGCTATAGCACCTGTGAGAGTGATATTTAGGGTATAGTAAACCGCACTGCTCGGCTTTGGTTTTCCGCTAAATCGTTCGTATCCGCCAATAACCCGGTAACCGCCATTAATCCGCTGATAAACGTTTTTTGATTCCCGGACAGTACCGGAGGCCACTTCATATTTACCGGTTTCAGTATCAAGGCCACCCTCGAACTTGATGTACTTGGTATCAACCCTTGGCGAGCCGCCACCTTTTGCCCTAGCCATTATGCGAGAGGATTGCCCCACTTCATCCGGGGCAGATATTTCTTTTCGAGTTTTCTGAGATAGCCACGGAATTCACGCATACCGAGCGCCAGCTTATCACCCTCGGCATACTCCACCCCATAGTACTGCAGTGCCTTCCAGAGGACGGCCAGGTGAAGATCTTCATGCCATACAGGTTCATGGGCATCGTCGGTCATCTCGTAGTTCTTTGCCCAGTATTCGCCCTTCACTGTGTAGATCTGATCCGGGATCGGGTAGAACACCACCGTATCATCTGGCTTTGTCGAGAAGACAAAGGGCCTGCCGGTCTGGGTAAGGTGCGTTCCAAGCTGATAGTTCAGCCTGAAGTCGTCCCATTCCATGTAATCGAGAATGCCTTCGTCTGCAGCGTTCAGGTAGATCCGCCAGTCCTTCACATTCCATTCACCGAACAGCGTACTGACACCGAGGTCATTAGCGCTATATGAAGGATCGCCAACGGTGAGCGCCTTGCTGAACTCCTGGTGTAAGAACTGCCATGTCCTGTGGAGGCTCTGGATATAGCTGTAGGCTTCATCAATCCACTCGACCAGCTGCAAGAACATTCCCGTCTGGCCGATGGTCGTGGTCGGACCAGCAAAATCCATGCCAGTTTTACGGGAAAGTTTCTGGCACAACTCAAGTCGAGTGGTCATGATTTACGCCTTCTGCTGAAGGATACCTTCGAGCCATGCCGCGCCGTTCGGGTTCGGGTCATGGATTACCGTGAACGGATACGACTGCCTGGTGGTTGGCACCATTACCAGCGAGGACGGATCAAACGGATCTTCCTTGCGCTGATCAAATGAGGTGAACACCGAGCGGGCCAGGGCCTCGACATACTTGCGCCTAACCTTCTGTTTGGCACCGCGAAGGATAGGCTGTCGTTTCTGGTTAACGGTCGGCGAAATAATTCTGAGGGCACCATCGCGGTTGTCTTCGAACACCATGATAACCAGGATCTCGTTCATGAACTTTTCCAGCTCAACCGCATCCTTGATTTCAAAGCCACGTTCGATCTCGACAACTTCGCCGCCAGTTCCTAACTCCGGAATACTGATCGGCCTACCTTGCTCGTGCCGCATTACATCGATCTCTTTCCTTGCCATTTCTGTCTCCTAAATGACTTTCCCGGTGGTGCGCCCGCAGGAACCTTTACTCGCCGTGGTGTCCCACAGTTTTCCCCGGCGAAACCCACATTTCGTTAGGCGTCCGGGAAAGTCATACTATAGTTATGATTCCGATTACGAAGTCAAACCCTCGATGGGCACACCGAGGCAGATATTGTAATAGGTTTCAGTGATACCGGCTGCGTCGAGGGCAGTGGTTCCAGCGGTGAACGTGGTGGCTGCAGCGGTTTCGATCTTCACTGCACCAATCGGGCACTGAGTATCGTCACTCGGCATCGGCCATTCAAGCACATCGTTACCTGCGGTCAGATCTGCGGTAAGAACCTCGCGCCCTTTTACGGACGATACGGTTCCAGCGGCATTGATCTGGATGAGGTACAGGCACTTAGTGAGAGCTGCCTGCGCATCTGCGGCGGTAAGCGGCAGTACGGTTGCTGCGTCGGCCTTGTGATAGGCGAGTCCCTTAATGCAGTAATCGATACCTGCGCCGTTCGGTGCAACGATTGCGGGTCCGGTTTTTGCACCGTCACCAATTGCGAGTCCAGCCCTTGAGAGGCATGCAGTCCCATTGCGGGGATCGTCAGATAAGTTGTTCATTTGATTCTTCTCCTGAATCTAAAGGATTACGCCTCCAGGGTTGCGCTGGCCGTAGCGGCCTTGTCTTCCCCGGTGAGACTGAAATACACATCGGTTGCAGTGGCTGCGTCGAGTGCGGTGGTTCCGCCGACGAAAGCAGCACCAGCGGTCGACACGATCAGGTAGCCGATAACAGCTTTCCCGGTCGGTCTGGCGATGGCAACCAGGTCAGCTGCAGCCAAAGCCACACTTGCCCGGTCGGTCGTCTTGGCGCTGGTCGTAATAGTACCGGCGCTGTCGATATAGAACGCCCACCCTGCGGTGGAGCCATCGGCGATAGTACCGACAAGAGCCGACATATCGCCAGCCGCCTTATATCCCACGGTTCCGCCAGCGATATAGAAGAAAGCATTGACAGCCTGCGCGGTCAGCTTCGCTCCACCGGCAATCGCAAGTCCAGCGCTGGTGATCAGGTGGTTATTCTGCAGCGTTGCTACAGAGGTGGAGTCGGTGAGCAGAGCGCTGATATCGGTGTAAAGCGCTTCAAAGAGTTTCCGAAGCGCAAAACCATCCGTATGGTTGCTCAGGCCCGACAGCCATTTCTTAATACTTTGAGACATTTTCTTAACTCCCTGTTATAATCTCAAGTTTGGGCGACCCCCGGAGGAGCCGCCCGCCACTCACCTGTTAATTATCAGGGAGTAAGGTCAGTTGCGCCACACTCGAAGCGGACGAACCAGTTCTCGTTGGCCCGGAACGGGGCATACCAGAAGTCAGCGCCGACATATCCGAAAGTACCGGACGGGTTGGCGTGAGACTTTTGGGAAGGCGGCAGGTAGGTCGGCGAGATCGAAGTCTTGCCATGACCCTTGAGGGATACGTGCCCCCATGCCTCCTCCGCGATGATCAGCATCGTGTAAACATCTACAGCTGCAGATCCAGCGGACTCCATGCCATTGAGCGTTGCAGAGCCAGCGGCCAGGAGAGGAGTGAGCAGGGACGAAGATACGAACCTGAATTCCTCACATGCGCCAAACTCACGCTCGTGAACCGGGGTGATCGCGGTTCCGTAATTGATCCGGTCGACGAAATGCGGGAGATCCCGGATGTCGCTGGAGCAATCGGTATGCGCGAAGACGATGAAGCAGGGAGCTACACCTGCGGTTCCGAAGTCGGGTCCAGGCTTAATGGACGAGGTGACCTTTTTGCCACGGTTGGTTTCCAGGGTCCGAACGCACTGACGAAGTTTCGGCAGGGTGACGGCGGTATTGATACCGGCCCTGGTGGAGCCGTTCGCATAGACGACGGTGGTTCCGGCGCGGAATTCGCCGAAGTCGATCATCTCGCAGACCTCGCCAAGGGTTTCCCCAGTCAGCTTCTTCATGTCGCCGGGGATGTCATCCTCGTACATGAGAGCGGCCTTGCTGGTCAGCTTGAAGAGTACGGCGTACTGCTTCAGGGTAACCGATACGTCGGTGTAGCTGATCGTCTGGGCAGGCGGAACAGCACCCTCTGCGAGCAGGAAGCTCGAAGCGGTGATGGTGGCGATGCCGTTGGAAGCCATGTTGTAAGGGTCAACCCGACGGAAGACGATGGTATCGGTCTTGTTGAGGGGTTGTTCTTTCTGCATCCCGAAAGATCCGAGGATCATGTAGGGTTCTGCATGCTTGAGCATTTCGAGTTCGGCTCGAATCAGGTTCCTGGAGGGAACAAGTGAATAGGTTTGAGAAGCCATTTTTATTTACCCCAAATTTGTTTCGCGTAGTGCTTGCGGAGTTCGTTCTCGTTCATATCCGCTTCGCTTTTCGCTTTTAATGTTTTTGCACCGCCCTTGTGGTCGGACGCCGACACTCTCAGCCGTTCCTGTCTTTCTGCGATAATATCCTGCGCGGTGTCCTCTTCGGTTACAGCGGGCTTCTTACTATCCAGATAAGAATCGATCAGGCTGATACTGTCCATAGCATCCCATGACCCGTACTTCTCTTGGGTTTCCGGTGTTTGCGTCTTGAGCCAGGGCATAAACTCCGGTTCGTTGACAATTTGCACATGGTTCGGGTGCTTGAATCTGAGCAGCTTCAATTCAAATCCGAGCTGCTGACGAGTGAGTTTCTCGTCGAAGTCGGTCTGAAGCTCACCCCGTACCTTCTCCACCATGTCCGCCGGTATACCGGCACCCGTCGAAAGACGAGCGGCGATGTGGGCGTCGATGGCTTCGGCGTGATTCGGGAAGTCTTCCTTGAATGCCAGCCAGTTCTTGTCACTCTCCAGTGCCTTGTCAATTTCCTCTTTAGTTGGTGCGGGCTTGGCCGTAACCTTATTCAGGTCACGCAGCCTATTGTCGATCCCTCCAACTCGGTTTTCCGCCTGCTTGAGGCGCTGATCGATCCGGTCGAGGTTCCCCAGGCGACCACTGATTCCGTCGAGCGCTTCGCGGATTACCGTTGGTACTCCTTCCCACGGGTCGACTTTCTCTGCTGCCTTTTCGTCCTTCGCCTCTTCCTTGGTTATCGTTGGCTCACCGGCGGACGCATCCACGTGCGGCGGTTCTCCACCTTCCCAGATCTCATTTTGAAGCTCCTGACGAATACTTGCCTCTTCCTTCTCTGCTGCTGCCATCTCTTCAGGCGTCATAATTAATACTCCAGCCCCAGCGTGTCATGGTGGGTCTTCTGCGGGCGCGGTTTCGCGGCCTTGTTCATAATTTCGGGCATTGTAAGTGCCCTCTTGATCAATCTGATCTCACCCCTTATGGCGGCGGTTTCATCGGCGCTCAGGTTGGTGTTATCGTTACGCTTCCTTGCATCGATCAGGGCGGCAAGAAGCCACTCCCTGACGGCGACCCAAGTTTGCGACTCTTCCCGGAAGTGCGGGGCAATACTGCCAATGATGTCCATTTTCATCTCGGATAACTCTCCCCGACAGGCGCTCTACCGGCAGGCTCGACTGCAGGCTTAGATACTTCGGGCACTGCCGTCTTGGTGTCTTCCCGGATCTCGTTGTGCTTCTGCATGGCCCATTGCATATTCATCGACTCTGCGCTCATAGCCAGCTGCGCTTTCAGCTTCGAGATCTCGATATCTTTCTTCTCTGAGTACTCCATCATCTTGATCTGGAAGTCGTATTCTTTCATCTTGGCCTGATGCTCACGGTCCAGCTGGGCCTGCTCGGCCTTGAACTGCTGCTCTTGCCGTGAGGCCTCTTGACGCATCATCTCTTTCTGCATCTCGCCATCGATCTTGACCTTGGCCACTTCCATCTCGGCTGAAGCCTTCTGTTGCTCGGCGTTCGGCGGCTGGCCTTCTTGTCCTTCCTGGCCGGGTTGCTTCGGCTCTTCGTCCTTCAGGATGTCCAGGTGACTCGATGAGTAGAACAGCTCGATAGCCTTGTCCCAGTCGGTCTTGCGCTGGATATCCGGATCAGTCGGTTTGAGAGCGAAGATCTGCAGGAGCTGTGCCCGCATCTGGTCCTTCTCGTACAGTACGCTTGCGCCCCTTGGGTCAACATCCAGATCCTCTTTGATCGAGTCGTCCAGGTGATACTGCATCTCATAATCATACCAGCGGCGAAGGTGCGGGGTGGTGATCGTGTCATCCCACCTCTTCAGCTTGCTGCGAAACGTGACATTCGAGGAGTCGACAACTATGTTCGTTGCACCCAGAGTGTCCGGGGTTTCCTTCATCTCGCCCTGAAAAATCGTTGGAGTTGCGGTCATCAGGTCAATGAACTTCAGGGTCAGTTCGAGGATCGCCTGCAGTGGGGCCTGGTTGTTCTCCAGCTGGACCTGAGTAATAGCCTTACGGATATCATCGATCTGCGTCTCGCCATCCCACTTCCACAGCTTCTTGCCGGTAACCTCCCAGATATCGTCTTCAGGCTCCAGTCCCATGATCGCCAGGTTACCACCAGAGCTATCACCGGCGTTGTCCATCATCTGACGCCAGACAGCATTGATTATCCGCTGTGCCCACATGATCTTGATAGGCTCGCCTGCTCCCCACGGGATGTCGGCAATGCTCGACCAGGTAAAGAAGTCATATGGGTGATCGCCAGTATCAAGCAGGTTCAGCGTGACCTTAACCGGTCTGTCGTTTATGAAGACGACTCTTGCCGAAACAGGCTTATCGTTCGGGCAGTCGCACCCCAAGATCCTCATGTACTCAGGCTTGACCTCTCCGTTGTACTCCCACAGCTCATAGACCTCGCCCATACTGGCGTTATCTATGTTAATTCTCATCAGGTTGCCACGCTCGTCAACAGCCACATTGAGGCGTTTCGGCTCTTCCTGCAGCACCATTTCCAGCTGTTCGCTCTTATAGCCGGGAAGGCCTATCAGCCTCTGCACATCCCTCGGCCTGATCGTATCCTTCTCCCAGATCCCTGACGCCTTCGCGACATCCTGGCCACAGTCGGCTGTCGGGTACACGTTCCACGGAGACACGGATACACTGATCGGCTTCTGGTCCTCCTGGAAGTGCAGCACTCGTACTGGTACGGTTTTGCCTGGCTTAGTCGGATCTTTTGAGACAGACTTCTTCCAGACCTTTTTCAGCTTCCTGCTATTGCACGGCCCCTTGAGGATGCCGGTGCCAAGCTGGACGGCGTTCTCAATAACCTTCCGCTCTTCACTATTGAAGTTGCATTCACACAGGGCATCGTGAACAACCCGCTCCATACCAGCCATAGCCTTCTCGGCCTTGGCCCGGAGGTGTCGGCCTACCTGGTCCATGGTTGCCGGTTCTTCTTTACCGGGTAGCATCACGGGCTTACCATTCGGACCCATCGCGGTCCTGGTGTCGCCCTCCATCTTCAGGATGTCGACATTCGGGGTGATCTTGAATGCCCAGTTTTTTGATCTGACGGGCAGGAGAATATCCTCAAACCGCCCGACAGACACTTCACACCGGCCACGTATCAGATTCATCACGACACGTGACCGCTTAACCTTGCTGTTATCAACTATCGGCGCATTACCCGACGCACGGTCGATCATCGACGGAGCCAATTCGAGATCCGACGAATAATCCAACGACTCTTCACATAACCGCCACCATTTTTCGATTCCACTCTGTGCCCGGAACTGAACGGCCTCGGTTCTGCTCTTGAGGATAGATTCGGCAACTAGAAGGAGGTCCGCCCTGATCGCCTCCATCTCTTCTTCCGACGGACTTTCGTCATCAAGTTCGATCATCGAATCGTCAACCGGTACATCCTCGCTCACGGCGAGAAGTCCATCTGCAGGTTCGATTGCGGAAAAGTCTTGTTCTTCCTCGTATTTATTGGCCATATTATCCCGGTACGATTATTGCTATTGCACACTCCGTGCCATTGTAACAAAAATTATAAACACCATACCGAAACACCGCAAGATGTCAAGCTAAAATATGCGTTGATTTTATTTTACGATAGTGGTATATTAAGCCCAGGAGCCGGGGAGTCCATTCAACAGGGAGGAAACCATGGACAAGCATCAACTACTGGATATGATGAAGAGGAATAACGTGAGGGATGGCCTGCTGTACGATCAGATCGACCGGGAGGCCTGGAGTGAGGCGGCGAAGACGGCGCAAGCTGCTATTGTCAGGAAGCGGAGGTCGATTGAGATTCTATCGAACATCTGCACTCAGCTTTACTACCTGTCGCTCGAAAAGAAATAAGGTGGTGGTGATGGATGATAAGGAATTCCTGCTGACACTCAAAGAATACATCGAGAAATGGGAATACGAGAACGAGCAAGAGTGGGGCGCTGGTAGAGAGTTGGATGCAATAATTCTTGGTGGCCGTATGCCGGTCATCTACAGCGAGGTGTTACGCAGGCTGCGGGTAATCACTAATGACTGACGCCAGCAACCGCCTGCGCGAATTGTGTAGGCGGTTTCTTCTGCAGTATGAACAACACCCGCTATTGAGGCATTGCCTGGACGGCTTACGGTTTCTCGCTTGCCTGTCCTGGTGCTTTTTCGGGGCCGACCTTCGACCAGGGGGAAATATCCGATACGTTCTCGCCATTGATGCTCCTCCATTCAGTCTGACCAGGCACTTCCGTGATCATGCCGCAATCCACGCACTTAAATAGACTGCCCCCAGGGCCGCGCCTAACAACACTCACCTTATTGTGAATACACATCAGTAACCTACCCCGCTGTCCAATGGCCGTGAATATGCGGCCCCTCTGTTCGGCGCTCGGTACTTCATGCGCCCCCTTTCCTCATTACTGAACTGCTCGACATTCAGGGACAAATACCTGAACATGTCAGCGCCGTTCGAAAACTCGTCATGGATAGGACCGGTTTCTGCCCCAGTCTGCTTGCTCACGTGCCTCCTGTAGCGCTTTAAGCACTCGACCAGCCTGGTACACCCCTTGTCGATATAAACGCGAGGGAAGGTCATCCTGGCGATCCTGATGCCCTCTTCTATGGATGCCTCTACTATCTCATCCCTGGTCGGTACATCCCAGCCGAGGGCGTGTAGGATATCGGCGCTGGACTTACCATGGCTCTTCATGTCACCGGCAAAGCCGTCATGCGGCAACCATAGCCGCCCCCAATTATAGTGCTTCTCCTTCATCTCGACACTGTACGAGTCCCATGTCCTGCGGTTATCCTCGATATAATCGATAACACGGATCTCCGATGCCCTGCGCTGTACGAAGCCGATGGCCTGCGTGTCGTTGTAGCCGATGTCGACCACCAGGTGGACCTTGAGGAACGGGTCATACGGAACGTTGCATATCCTGCCCTGGCGCTCCATCTCGGCTACCTGTTTGTAGTAGATGGCCCCGGCAACTGCAGGCCGACATAGGCCTAACCATATGTTGTCGTAGTCGTCCGGGCGCTTGAGCAGGCACTCGATCCGGGATCTCTCGGATGTAGCCGTCAGGAACGGGTTGTCCCGGTAGTCAACATGAACCACCTCGTATTCTTCCGGGTCCGCCTCGGTGACGAACCGCTTGTATGTCTCGTCAGTCTCAAGTTCAGGGTTGAACGACACCCAGATCTCAGAACCTTCTTTCCGGATAGTCGGTATCAGTACATCCCAGGAGCGCTTACTGACGGCATGCGCCTCCTCAACCCAGACGATGTCGAAACCCTCGTATGATTTCAGGGAGTGGATTGTGTGCTGCGCCAGGCCCTCGAAGACGAACAGCGTGCCGTTCTGCCCGATGATCCTGTCCCGCTGGATAGTGTAGAACCATGACAGATCAAGAGCTGCTATCTGGTCCTTCAGAAGCTGGTATACCGATTCGTCGATGGAGTCTTGGACTTCACGGGTGCATAGGATACGTTTCGGCGAGGCATACCCGGTAACGACCAGGGCGCGAGCGAATGACCAGGACTTACCACTGGACCGTCCGCCCTTGGCTACCTTGTAGCGTTTTGGCTTGAAGAGGAAATGAAACTTCTCAGGAATATCGAGAGAGAGTCTTGAGTCATATTGCTTGCCCATAGCAGAAAACATAATTATTGCACGGTAACAGGGCAAGTGTTACCGTGCAAGAAACCTGTGGTGATTCTTATTTAATGGTGTACCCGAGGGCAGACGCCGGGAAGTAATCCCTGGTAAGCTTGCCGTTGTGAAACATCGGTGAAATTACAGAGACGCATGGCTCAAGTGAGCAATGATCTATATACCACCTGACTACCGTGTAATTTTGCGTTTGCATTGGAATGGAGCAACCCTCCGGATAAGTTTGCCGAAGTTTTTGGAGAAGATCCTCAGCCTTCCTGCGCCTGGCTTTCAGGTCTTCCATGTTCTTTATTCGTTCGGCCCTCTCGTCGGCCTTGTCCTTTTCAAGTTGCTCATCCATCCAGTTCTCTTCCATTCTCTCGTCTACCTGCCGGTGGATCTTTGCCTGCAGTTTGAAGTAGAACCATGATACGATGCCAAACAACATGACGGAAAACAGTACCGCCAATCCTACCCATTCCTCAATACTCATCACCCACCCCCGTAGAGTTCTTTTCTGACCATGAGCATTGCGGCCAGGTTTATTACATCAATCCAATCGCCAGTCCCAACATTATCGCGCAACCTCCGATACAGCGCGGGGTCAATTGCCGGATCTTGCCGTAGCCAACCCCCCTCGCCCTCCTCACGCTTCTCATTGAGACGCATCGTCATCTGCTTATACACGACCCTGCGTAACATATCCGAAGCGCTCTCGTCCGAGATCTCTCTGGTTATCATGTCGATCAGGTCACTGTGTACAACTTTCATCCGCTCAGGCACGCTATCTCTCCTTTTTGTGTAGTTGAATGACTACGCTGAACATCAGGCGCGGGAATACCCGAACGCACGAGTATGAATACCCAAACATCCTGGCTATGTCGCCCTTGTTCCTTCGCCTCTTCTCCACCCTGGACTTGATCATGTCACTCCGTCGCCGCGCATACATGATCGAATCGTAGGCTATCCTTGCCACCTGTCTTGCTGTGCGTACATCGTCTTCGTTTACCATTTGCCAGACTCCGCCCAGATCAATTCAAGCATATGCCACTGCCTGGGTGTCAATGGACAATATGCGTGATCGATGATAATGTTTTTCACTGCTATGCCACACCACCGGAATTCCTCTATCCATGCGGGTGACACGATGTTGAGATCACTCCTACCGATGTTTTCAGCCAGGTGTTTAGGGTAATCAAGTTGTCCATTGGCCCAAACATAATAAGCACCGATAGGAGCCGCGAGCATCTGGTGAGTAGTGTTGCCCACCTGACGGCCATTAATCATCCTTGTCATGCCACCAACCACCGTTATAAAAACAGGTCAAATAAATAATAACTGCAACCATGGCGATGTTCGCCAGGGCAATGACGACTAAGGCTCCAATCATCTAACTACCTCCTCAATTTTCATAAAGACTGTCAGATCTGCCCATACACCATTGACTAATTGGAACTGGTCGTGATCGAATCGACGGCCATCGATGGTCATCCCGCCAGGGAATATTTCGATGGTCTTGCAGTCAACACACACAATCGTCCCGTTTGGAGCTGTGAAGCAATATCTCATGCCAGTGATACCCTTCATTCTATTTCCCTCCAGCACTTATTACATGCCAACTTGTTATCCATGCAGGCCCCACATGGCGGAGATCTGAAGCACGTACACCCTTGGACAGGAGGCAACTCGATAATGCCGTCACAGCCATCCAGGCCGCACACATCGCCCTCTTCTTTACCGAGTGGATCGTCAAGGATCACCGCCAGGCTCACCCTGACATATCCTTCTGGCACCGCCTTGTTCTCCTCAAGCACCCGTGCCGCCCGCCTCAATGATTCGATAGTCAGTCCTGTCATTCATTCATCTCCTTGAGCGCACGCATAGCGATTTCTTCCTGGACCTCGGCGAGCCACCGATCAGTGGCCCTCAGCTGAACGTGGTCCGAGATGGGGAAACTATCATGCCGGTGTTCCCATGCATAATGAAGGGCGTCGTCAATACCGGTCTGCCTCATAATACCAGTACCATATATCATCGCCGAACGCATGGCATGGTGCATGGCATCTCTGACATCGTCCCGCTCATCCTCGACGACTGGTCCATACTTACCCAACCTGCGAAAGGCGATTGTGTCTGACGCTTTACGGTCGCCGAGGTTACTCATGATGAGTGACGGTTCAGCACGCCTGAGCATCTTCCTGGCCGACTCTTCAGCTACGGCTGCATACGGATTTTCCAGGTGATTAATACGGCGCTGTAGGGCGAGGAGTTCAACCTGCATCCTCGATAGGCTGCCGCTCAATTGCCTGACACGTTTCTTCCACTTGTTGTAATTCATCGATTCATGTCCCTTAACATGTAATGAAGGGAGAGTGTCGGGAAGATGAAGTTGCCACCGCCCTCCACCCAGGATAGGATCTCCAGCTCTTCTGCTGTCCATGGGTTGGTAAGCCATAGCATTTTGATCTTCTTGACGATGACATTATGAATTCTGCTCTCCCAGTAGTGCTGCTCTGTCATGCCATTATATTTCATTTGGAAAATCCTGCACAGAAAAGTGATCGGAAGGTAACGGAAAGCGTTACTTTATGGATATGTCGTCATCAATATAGCCGTGTTTGCCAGTACCGCCTTTGCGCACCACAACTATCGGGTATATTGATTTGTCGGTAGTGTCGGCAACTAATACGGTGCAATCTTCATGGTGGTATTCCCTGAGTCCTATCCAGTCGTTGCGGCTGTTTAGTACCATGACCATCTTGCCGTCCCAGGTCATGTTCTCAAAGAATACACGAGATCCGCACTTGTGGCAGATGGTGTATTGATCGCTCTCCTCGGCAGGCATGCCGCTCGGCATTACCAGGTTCTTATAATTCATATCCGAGCTGTAGTTCGGCCTATTGCGCCACCAGCCAGCCAGGCCTCCGCAGTGTGCATGGGATATTCTGATCATTTATTCCTATCCAGTGGGTTGAAGTGGAATTTGGGGTGAGTCTTGAGTTGACCCTCAACAGCAACGAAGTTAAAAAGATCCACCAGTAGCTCAAAGTTACCGGTTTCCCTATAGGCGTCAAACTTACCCTGCATGTAGTCCATAAGGCTCTCGTGATCCCAGTTGCTTCCGTGGCGAATACCTCCCATGATCAGCCTGGGCCTTGCCAGCGATACGATCTCTTCCAGCTTACTGGTCATTGCGCGGATCTCAGCGCCCATAACCACGGGATCTCGCTTCTTGACTGAGCATATACCCATTCTACTGTACATCCTGTCACGGATTATATCGTGGTCACTCTTCATTCAACGATCTCCAGGTTTTCAAGTGGCTCTACGCCATAGACCGCAGGCCTGCCGTTGCGCAGCTCATGGTTATTACACCTGTCCGCTGCATCAGCACACCTTACCCTGTTTCGATGGCACTCGATAATGGTTTTACTGGCTACGTTCAAGACAGCAAAGCGATGGTAACTCTCGATTCTTACCCAGTCGCACTTGGCTACTTTCATGATTACCTCCAGGGAATTGTCGCCGCCCGGCGAAGTATTGATCTGCCGGGCGGCTCTTAATGACCGTTGCTGCTCTTTGTCGCGTGGTCGTTTCGTTAACTTTGGGAGACGGGCGGTTTGCCGCTTCCTGCAGGCTGATCAGGCCAAAGATTCGGTTCGCATTCTCCTCCAGGGGCGCTGCAGTGTACCGTCTGGGGTGTTTTAGCTTAAACTACCGTCTCACAAAGATAACGATTGCCGGTCTTTCCCGGCTGTCAGGCCTTGCCACATGAGGTTTACTTTTTTACGTGTTGTGTCCCTCCAACATCAGTCACGGGTCCAGGTGGTTGCGGGGGCGGTAATCGAACCCGCCATGTCAAGCTTATGAGACTTGTGCCTTGCCGCTCGGCCTCCCCGCATTCAGAATTACACAATAACACATTCAAGGGATCTTTACACAGGAATTATCCACCTTATGGATACGATTCCTCTCGATTGCCAACTGGCTACCATTCGGCAGGACCAGGCAGGCACACTCGCCACGTTTGCCGTCGAAGAACCAGCCACGGAAGTTCGCCTCATAAAGAACCTCCGGGTCGTAGAGATCTTCGAACGATACGGTATCGCCAACCGATAGCCAGTCCATCACACACCTCACTTGATAGAAACCAAGAAACCGCCCCTCAACATACCCTCTGCATACCAGCGATGTGGTTTAGGATAGTGCGGACCTTCGAGGTACACCTTACCATCAACCATCGGTCCACCGAATGGGCCAGGCTGAAACACCGAGATTTTCTCGCCGTGAGCGATGGCATCTTTGACTTCTTTCTTTGTTTTAAAATTGACTGATGTGTATGCCATGATGTCCTCCAGGTTGGGTTGATCTGACTTACCTTACAAATCAACCTTACACCCTGGCTGGATTGATGTCAAGAATTATTTTTTGTATGGTTTTGGGACATATACCAGCTCCTTCTTCAAGCCGCAAGCTGGGCAACTACGCTCATATACCCGGAATGGACCTATATCGTCTACCCAGTCACGGATTTCTGCCAGGTTAAGATCCTCATGCCTTCCAGTCCAGCCACACGCCGTGCAATGCTCAATGCGATCTGGCTGTATGACCCACTGTTCCGGTCGCTTCATGGCCCCACAGTCGACACATACCGCAGTGAAACCATGGAACGATATCGCGCATGTCCTCTCGTGTTTACAGCTCATGGCCCACAGTCCTCCCAGATCTCGATTACCGACAACTCAGCCAGGCCGTCACTGTTCTGCATCACCCGGAAGCCATTACCCTCGTGCGTGTCGTCGCAGTCCGCACAGATATACTCGCACGCTATTTCGAGGTCACCGAATTTCTCGATTGCCTTGTCAATTTCCTTTCTCAGTTTTGACAGTCTCACTGATATTCTCCTTGCGTTTTTCGCTTTCCAGCTTCATTGCCTCGACCGCCTGTTTCCTGGTTGTAAAATATACCTTCCCGTTTAGCCCAAATGGGAACATGCGCTTTCTCGTTCTCTTGAGATAGGCAATCCAGAAAGTAAGAAGATCATCTGACATTGCGTGAATAAGCGACTCCACCACGCTCTTACCGTCGCTTCGTATCGGTCGCTCAATTACATCCTTCATTCATCGTCCTCCACAAGCATGGTCGTTGACCGCCCGTCGTCGTCCTTATTTCGATTCGACGGCACCAGGTTGATGTCGATCACACTGTGCCGCTGTTTACCGTCGCCGTCCTTATCGGTGATTCCATAGACCGCCCGCTCCTTGTCGATCAGCCGTGCCTGCGTCTCGACGAGCTTCTTAATCATATCAACCTGCCCCCCTAAAGATATCACCTGCCGATAGAGATCATTCAGCTTGTCATAATTAACATCCGGGTCCTTCATCATCTCGCCCAGCGCTACTAACTCGTCGCTGTTGTCATATACCAAAGCCAGGCGGTCCATAAGCTTCTCGCACAAACCCCTCGACCGTCTAATATCCCGCCTATTACCAGAGATGATATCTGCGGCACAGAGAGCTGATGCGTCAAACACGGCCTTATCGCGCTGGTTCTTGGTCATAGTTACAAGCGCTCGCTCCGCAACTGTCACTATCGCCTCACGCTCTGTTACTATCGCTTCAGCCTTTGCGATGATCCTTGCCCTCATATCCCGCTTGACCCCGCGCTTATTCATCTCCTTAATAAGTGCGGGGCGAGAGCATTTAACACCGGTTCGCTCGGTATATGCTCTCACAATTTGATCTGGCGATAGTATACCTGCGACCCATTCAGCCTCCATGCTATCATAGTCAATTCTGCGCTTAGGAGCCATTACAACCACCCGTGGTGCTGATATTTACAAAACACGTCGAGGACCAGCGAAAGACGATTAATTTCGTCAAGTGGAGGTATAGACAGAGGAATAACCCCAGCCTCTAAACACGCATTCTCTACCAACAGATCTTGCTGCTCATTTCCAATGGAGTTAAAGAGTAGACAGCGACGGACAACCATTCCATTGGCGTTAATCTGTGATGCATACATACCAACCTGGCCTATACCGGCAACGACAGACCTCACATCATTGGCGTCCTTGGCCTCTATAACAGAGATCGAGCCGTCAATATGGAAGATCACGATATCTGCCCTCCCATAGATCAGCTTATATTCCACTATAACCTTATCGTCAGGGTGGCACGGTATGCGCGTCTCTCCGCCGTCACGCCGAATAAGATTCAGAAAAACTTTAACTAAAAATGATTCGCTATGGACGAAAGACTCACTGGCGGCGTGGACCCTAGACAATTCTCTCATTAGCATGAGAAAACATGCCACCTCACTATCAGACGGATTGCTCGGGTCCATCTTGGAGAAATCTACCTTCTCCCAGTCAACATCCTTTCGCCTCGCTGCCATATCATCCCCTCGGTACGTTGGTATTCTTCCAGGCGTCCTTCAGGCCCGCCCAGATCTCACGGCAACCGAAGATAATGTCCTGGACACCGTCGATGATTACTATACTTATCTGACAGAAGATAAACACTGTCATGCAGGCAACCGCGAGAAATGGCATTACCGCCCTTCTGAGCCACATTGGTTTGATATCATATACTGTATATTGCTTCATTGTCTACCTTCCCCTTCCAGGATTGAATTAATCAAAATACTGCGATGTCCTCAAGCGAGCGGATCAGCTCCTGGATCTTCTTCATCCTGGGATGCGCATTCCAGTATTCCTCGCACGCCACCATGATCATATCCAGTTCCTTGCTATCGAGAATAATAATCGCCCGCTTCAACTCCTTCCGCTTCTCACTCAGAGCGCCGTATATCATTTCACCCCTCCACCAGGTTACAGCAAAGATCATCATAGATCTCTTGCCACGATGCAAAGCTGCAGCCATTAGCCAGCTGAACGACTTTATCCTTATGGAATTCACCGCTATCCAGCATATCCAGGGCATTGATCCCAACATCATGGACCATCACGACCAGGTCTGCCAAGTCCCTTGAAAACATGCTCGACAGCTTGATATATTTCCCGAGGGAAACAGTAGTCCAGTTCGGCCTCATGTCGACCACGATCTTGAAACGCATATTATTCAGATAGAACATATTTTCACCTTATTCCTATATGGAATATTACTTCCAAAAGTACCGTACCAGTACGATTACCTTTGCGCCCCATATGCCACCCGCCAGCAATGATGGATTCTCAACCATTCTGATCAGGGCACCGATCTCATCTTTCTCTGAAACCATGTCCCTACCATATTCCTCGCAAGACACGAACTCCGGATCACCACGGAGACAGATCTCGTCGTCGACGGAGTGTATGATCTTCCTGGGGCAATTCTCGAAAGATTCGCTCATCTCAATCCTCCAGCACCTTCCTGGTGTATCTCTTGGCACCCTTACCTGCCATATACCACGTTATTGCTACCAGGATTGTTTTGGCGAGCCACGCTGGCATATTCTTACCTACGGCTATGTTGTAGTATTCCTTATCAACCATAGGCTGCATAGAAGATGGTAGCCAACCCATATTGATATAGTCACACAAGACATCATGGACGCAGGAGGCCTTCATGGCATTCTTGGTAGTCAGGCCTATGCCGCTATTACCATCCCACGGATACCACATCAAGATAGTGAGCTGGCCATCTTTGCGCAGATGCGTCAGCTTGTCCCAGACGGTATAGCCTTTGATGTCGGTCTGCACAGTGAACGACTCGGCGACAACATAGTTGTACCCGCGATAATATTTCATGATGCCCAGGCCCCGTTGTCTTCGGTGAAGAATTCACGGAGTACCGCCTGCGCCTTATGATATCTCGCCATTCTCCCGGACAGGCGCGATAGCTCGGTGATCCTGTTGAATCGATATTCACCCTTCATTCTGGGATCTCTCTTGGATACAGCCGCGCAAAACCAGGGGAACCAGTCGTGCGTGCTTGCGTTACAAAGATGGTCATACGTTCTCATTCGTGTCCTCCGGATAGTGGTTTTTCATGTACTTCCTTTCCAGCGTGCCCATAGGTGGAAGGTCGAACAGCTTTCGCTTTGATCGCGTCTTCGACAGCGCATGATATGCAGCGTTCCCTTCCTTGTCCTTTGTCGTCCGCCCTCTCTTACGTTCTTCACTCATCCCGCACCTCACAGGCTGTTGAGCCACTCTAAGCCACGGTAATAAACTTCATCGTACACCGGCCTGGGTGGTCGCACCATGCGGACCCGGCCCTTGGCGTCAAGGCGTCTGGTGGCTCGATCTTTATTGAGCATAACACGCCTGAAGATGGAAATCAATCTTTTTCTCTCCTGGTCGATCAGCACTGGTCAGTCCTCATTGATCCTGCATGGAGAGGGATTCTCGTCGAACCTCACCGCCCAGATCGTCTTCTGGCCGTTCATCATAGCCTTCATTACCCGATGCCTGCCGTCCAGGATCTCCCCATCCTCATCCAGGATAATAGGGAAGGTTGTGTCTGCAGCGAGTACGGCGTTCATGTGCATCACCAGCTGGCGCAACGACAAGTCCTTATATGAGTACCAGAGATTCAGGCCATCGAGCGGCACCTCAAATGGCGTCAACTCCTTGGCGAGTTCGATCAACCGGTTGACCGCCCACTCGTGACGACCGCACCTGGCCACCTGGTCTTCAATTTTTGGAAACTGTGGAACCTTCATAGCGCCCTCGTGTCGACTCAGAAATCGATGATTTTAATACTACGGAGTGACCTGATCTCCCCGACAATACGCTTCGCTTCTTCGAGCGTTGTTTGACATCTGCAGAACCATTCGCTTTCACATTTCCACCAGCAGAATTTGCCAACCGTAGTTTTCGTGTCGGCATGCCAGGTAACCTTTCCCGTATTATACGCCTCGATACACAGGAAACGGTGTTCACGCTTCCTGGCCTGGTCCATCTTGGCGACACCGAATTTTCCGTCTGAAAATTGTACGAGTTCAATTGAATACATGTTATATTTTTGACCTCTGGAGATAGAATTGATGAGTCTCTTGGTATGTGCCTGATTCAATATTCTTGCGCACAGCTTCCCGGAATGTGTCGACAGCATCACCCCGGCTGTCAAATCCGTTGCGGAGCTGCGGCTCTACGAATGTGTTGGTCAATAACCACCACCTGGGGGCCAGGAGCCAGGAGTACTTGTCCGCCTTATACATCCTGCTCCTCGGAACCCCGCTATGGACGCAATGACCGGCACAAAGAAGGAAACCCTTGAGGCCGAACAGGTACGATGCGATCTTTGCACCGCCAACCCAGTGGATCTTCTTCTGTTCGTAATTATCGAGATAGTTCAGACCGAAGTGGCCAATGTCGTGAAGGAATATACAGACGATCTGCCAGGCTTTCGGCCAGGAGCCATATAGACGACGCCATGCCATAACGACCAGCAAACTATGGACTACGGAATGGCAACCAAACAGGATACTCTTCGTGCCTTGAGTCATATTCACCACCCTCGGTGACGATATTACTTATGAGTCTCGATTAACAGCTGAACTGCAGCGATAGACGGCCATATGACACTCTCGTTCGACGGGTTTCGCATACCGCGAAGGAAGTCAATGATGGCGGTGAATTCTTCGATGGAGTCTTCACACCCAACCATATCCAGTATCACCTTTCGATAATCCTGGCACCGGCACACCGGCTTACAACACTGACACGGCTTGCCTGAAGATTGGCAGATTTTTTCGGGGAGAAGTTTAGTCTCGGGGTCACTCATTTGTTACCTCATGAAATTGATGATTATTTGATCGAGGATGACATAACATACACACCCGTACATTATGCCACCCCATATTATTTCGATAAAATCCTTGAACATTACTCTACAGGCTCTTCAGCCACCTCTTCCCCCGGTACTTCCGGGGCACCTTCATTGTGACTGTCGATAGTACCGTTTCCCTGGGCATAGCCATCCTGCACCCACGTTCTCTGTTCTTTGTAAGGCTGAGAGCTGGTGCTGAGATCCTGGGTGAGCGTACCAGTACCGCGATGCTCTGCGGAGTTTCCGACGTTCACGACGTTCTGGTCACCCCTCAAGACAAGACTACCGGTTGCCCCACCGTTGCCATCGCCATTTTGCGTATAGCGTAAGAGTGTATCGAGCGGCTGATTAAGCGCCCGGACCCAATCCAGGACGGAATCAGGTCTATAAAAGTTCTGTTGCCCCATGCCACCGGCGAACGCCATTGCCAACCCGACCTTACATGCGGCGTCATCACCGCACCCAACCATGCCCTGCGCGAAAGCGGTAAATCTGCTGTTGTTTGATTGTGCTATCTGTTTATTAGTTTCCGAAACGTTGCCGACCAGCTCGATACACCCTGAAAGGCCAACAACAACCGCAAAGAGAAAAGCCAACAGCATAGCACCACGCCAACGACCAACACCTTCCATAGCAACTTCCCCTTATTTTGAATCAATCACACCGTATCGCAAGTTTTTTGCCATACGCCTCATCCAGCCACTGCAATTTTCTTTTACATTCTTACAACCAGCCATCCAGTTCAATCTGGCGGCGATAATCAACATGATCATTTCGTATTCAAGCTTGCCAGCCAGGGCACCCTGGGTTTGAGGGCCTATGACCCCGTCAACGAACACCCCAAGCTCCCTCTGGAGGTGGCGGATAGCTGTACCCATTCCGGAGTTTACCCCGAAATCAAGCAGTTGGTACGCTATGCCATCTTCCATTTCACCTAACTTACTTATGAAGTCACAGATATAGATCGCCGAAGCGTCCTCTATTGTGAGTGAAGCGATATCGAGTTTAGGGTACGACCGCTGACTGATCCCCCACTTTGTGGGACCGCCAACCGGGTCATCCCAGTATCCGCCCTCGTGACCGAGAATTCTCTTCAAAAACAACTGAACCTGTAGCTGCGTCAGCTTTCCCATATCTTATTCCACACCTGGGCCAGCTTGCAACACAGCATAGCCGTCCACTTGTAACGGTGTTCGTGATGCCACGTGCATGACCAGCAAAATGTAAGTTTCTGTTTTACCATTGTTTTACCAAGTTGGGCCGCGCCTTCTTTACGACGCGACCCGAGTCAGGTAGCGAATCCGACTACACAAAGCCTCGGCGGCGTTATGTCAATCTCATTTAGAAACAATATAACATACTGAAAGGAAAAGCACACAGAAAAAAAGTTTGCACGATGTTATTTTTTTTCTTGACCTGGCCGGACGCCGGGTGTAAGGTGAAGGTGAGAGTAGAGATGGACCCGGAGAGAGGCCGGAAGACGAAAAGGAGCCAATGCCACCAGGTAAGCCCGGAAGAGAGGACCGATCAGGCAGGTCGGGTGGTACGGGTCAACATCCCCCTCACGAAAATACTGCCACTTTGGTGTCTTCGGTCAGTGCCGTGTCACGTACACGAAGTGTATCAGTCATTCTGCTGGCCCTAACGGCTGGTACATAAGGTCAGCCAGCATGGGGGTTGCGCACCCCTGTCCAAGTGTGGCGCACACGGCATTGATCGAAGCTACTAAAACACGCTGGAGGAATCGCCATGACATATGAAGAGAGGATCAACAAAATCATCGCAGCTTACGAAAAACTTGGACTCACTGAAGCAGACTTCTTTTCGGCATACGAAAACGCCATGTGGCATCAACCGAAAGAGTACGACGGGACGGAAGAATTTTTTAAGGTTTATGAAGCGTCTTGCGACTCTGCGCTGGAGAGCAAATAACACTTGGAGGATCTATGCTACACTACTACAAATATAGGGCAGTAAGCAATAGGATGGAGGTCGCGGTTGATTTCGGACTGCTCGACAGCCGGGGGCGAAAAATAGGCGCTATTATTTCACGGTACGAGGTCGATGTAATAGAGATGCCGCCAGGGTCGACGGGCGGAATGCGCTTCAGAAGCCCCAGGATCGGTGTCGGTGTCTGGCCGGTTGGCGCGGTACAGATGACCAGGGATGGTAAAAGCTACGGTGCCAGTTTTCATAGCGAAGTATTCAGCACCAGCGAAGAACGGGAAGCGCATATCGAGCGCAGGCTGGCCGATATGAAAAAGAGAATGATAAAAAAATTTGGAGTGTGAACCATGAGCTACATTGACAAAATCATCGCCTTTGAAAGTGGCGAAATGGACGACGATGAAATAATTGAGTTTTTCCAGGAGATCATCGACGACGGAACCGTGTGGCACCTTCAAGGCTCGTATGGACGGTTGGCCAGTGATCTGATCAGTACCGGTGATTGCACACCATGACAATCTCTGAACCAAGGCGGGGGCGAAAGTCCCTGCCGGTAGTTGAGCGATTGATATTAATTTAACAAGGTGGTGGCTATGAAGTATAAAGCGATGGTTATTATTGTAAGAGACAACAGGAGAATCTGGGTAGAGATCCAGCCTTTCGGCGGGACGATCAGGTTCTCTACCGTCAGTGATGCCGACGCCTTCTGTAGGGACTACCGGAAACGGTACGGCATACCGGCGAGGGAAATCAAAGTAGAGGAGATCGGGCCATGAGGTACTACGAAGCAGAGCGCAAAAGCTATAAAAACTGGGCGGTTGTCCTTCGCGACTCCAAGAAGGGAGAGGTCGTTCAAGAACTCGCCAACGGTTTCAGGGTCCGCATGGATGCAGTCCGCTGGGGTCGAGAGCGGGGTATTGCTTTCACATCCCATTCAAACTTTGCCGAGGAGACAGAAAGCCATGGCGCAAACAGTTGTGGGTAGAATGTTGAGTGGTGATGAGGTCCAGGAGTTAATCTTTCTCAAGAGAGCGAACCCTGGTAAGGTTGTCTGGGGATGTATCAACCCGGATAATGATAATTTCAAGGCGCACGTTGACCTGGATAATTCGTTAATGTGGCTGGCCGCAACGATAGGCTTTCAGGTCTACAACGTGCAGGAGGAGTTATGAGTCAGTTTTGGATGCCAACAATTACCCAGCGGATTAGGACACACCAGTCGATGCTGGCGTACTACAGAGGACAGATCGTCGACCTGCAGGTTGAGGCGTGCCAGTCCCTCGATGTTAACGAGGTGCGTATGCTCGCTGGCACTATCGAGTGTTACCGAGAGCTGGCGGACGAAGAGATCGAGAGGCACGAAGAATTTATGAGCGGAGGTTCGATATGAGAACGAGTGTGCAGGTTTTTAAGGACCGGCTGAATGGTAGCGAGTCGCACGACTGCGGCGTGATCGTCATGGCGGTAAATACCACGGCGAGGGCCGATTATGAGCTGAACTTCATGGTCAAGAGGTTTGGCAGCAATGCAACCGTCAAGCAGCTGCAGGGGTGCTGGGAAGGTAAGCAGGAGGTGTCCTACGCAATCATCCCCTTCCCCGGCCAGGAAGGAGTAGTTGGCGACATAGCCCGTGAGATCGCCGATGAGCATAAGCAGGATAGTATCCTGTGCCTCTCTCCGTCGAACCGTAATAACG